TCATTGGCAACGGATCACGCCGCTGGCGATTTCGTCGTCGATGGAGCGCAGCGCATCGGCATCCTGGTGCATCTGCTCGATCACCTCGAGCAGGCGCTGCGCCAGCTTCGGATCGTTCGCCCGCTCGACGGCGCGCATGACCTCGACCGCAGCCGATTCATGATTGTTCGCCATCTGCTTGAGAGCCTTGCGCAAGCGCTGCTCGGTCCATTTCATCGACATGTCGCTTCACCCAGACTGCATATACGGACCCGCCAGGAACGACGGGCTCGCTTAAGAGCGCCGGAGCTGGAACAAGTTCAACCTGCCGTCGCCCCATGAGGGCGGGCTGGGTGCCGGAAAGGCAAGCGGAGAAGAGATCGTGAAGCGCAAACGAAAACGCCAGGCACAAGGCCTGGCGCTTCGAAATATGGGGTGGACGATGGGAATCGAACCCACGACACCAGGAGCCACAATCCTGTGCTCTACCAACTGAGCTACGCCCACCATATCGTGAATCGTGCCGAACGATCCGGCTTCAACCGCAGCGGCCGGACAAGCCGAGCCTGAAGATGGTGCGGACGGAGAGACTCGAACTCTCACGCCTTGCGGCGCTGGAACCTAAATCCTGTCTCGCACCTCAGAAGCGCTTATATTACAACAGTTTACGCCGACCGCAATCACTTAAACTGTGCCAATCGTGAAATTCCTTTTCACGTTTTCCATTTCCGTGCTTCACGTTTCCGTCACGGCCAGCATTCAGCGGTCCGACTCGTAGGCCGCAACGCCGCTACCGACAGGCCGCCACTCATCCTGCGGCATGCGCGAATCACAGATGAATACCTCGACCTCCCCGCCTTCTTTCGGCTCCGCAGGTCGAATAGCAGCATGCCGGAGAATCGTCTGCATGTCCGGCACGTAGCTGCTCTCCGAGCCGTGGAACGACCAGATGCCGAACTTCCCAGCGCTGCCCACCTGGTGGTCGAGTTTCACCGACCAGCCCTTGAATCGAATCACCAGCATCACCGAGCTCCGTAGGAAAAGGCCGTAGTCTACTCCTACTGGCATGCTCTGTTGGCAGCCAGCAGTTGGGCTTCATACCCGATCCGCTGCCGCCGCTCGGCCAGCAGCGCACGGACCTTGGTCTGGAGATCGTCGCTCTTCTTCAGCCCAGCCGCTGCCCAGGCCGGCACCTCCACCGCCGGCACCCGGCACGGCACCGCCACCGGCACTTCTACGCGCACCGTGCGCGGCTCAGGCTCGACCTGGCCGGCGCATCCCGCCAGCGCGAACACCAACCCCAGCACCTGCACCACCTGCGCCTTTCGGCTGCACCTGCCGAAAATCGCTGCACCTGCAGTCTTTCGCCACGCCTGCAGTTTCATAGGCCCAACTCCTGATCAACGACCGCCTCGGCGGCCGCACACTGCTCACCGGCGGTTCGCTCACGTACCAGGCGCTGGGCTTCGGCATACTGCTCCGCGGCCTGCTGCCGTCCCCGATCCACAGCCTGCGCGGCATCCCGGGCGCGCTGTTCGCCGGCCACGCGCAGCGCGGCAACCTGCCGGACCTGCTCCGCCACTGCGGATTCCAACTCTCCCCGGGCGGCACGGCAGGCGACCAGATCTGCCAATGCGGCATCGAGCTGTGGCCGGTAGTGCCGCGCGCCGAGCCAGACACCGCCGGCGGCGCCGAGGCCGACCAGTAGCAGGCAGCCCAGCGCGACCGAGACAACACGGGACGAGATCACGACAGCACCGCCTTTGCGCGCTCCCACAACGCCAGGCGCTCCGCCTGGCCGTTGAGACCACCGTTGATGCGCCGAGTGATGGCGGCGAACTCGCCGCGGTCGGCCAGGTCGTTCAAGCCGTGACTGGCCCACCACCAGGCCGCCGAGATCGCCGCCCACTCCGGTTGCTCGAGAAGCTCGGGTTCCTGCTCCAACGGCTGGCCCAGCCCGGCGCCGGCGGCGCGGTAGTTCGCCCGGCCGGTGATCTGCAGCAGCCCGCGCCCGCGGTAGCACCAGCCATCGCCGGACGCCTCGTCGCCATTGCCGTTGCGCGAGGCGTAGGCGTTGTTGGCGACGGCTCGGGGGTTGCGCGCCAGGCGCTGCGCCAGGGCGTTGGGCTGGCCGTCGGCGCCGAGGTACCGGCTCGGCCAGGTCGCCGCCAAGCCGCGCGCGCTGTAGTTGAGGTTCTCCACCAGGCGGGTCAACTGGCCGCTTTCGTGGCCAACTTGGGCGAGGAATGCCGCCGCGCGCACCGGCGACGTGATACCGAACCGCGTCATCCCGCGGTTCAGCGCACCAACAAAAACGCCGGCTCGAGGGCCGGCGTTCGGGAGGATATGCAGCAACTGCTGCTCGGTGATGGGCATACGCTCTCCTGAAATAAAAAAGCCCGCTTCTTAGGCGGGCTTCTATTTATCTGAAAACTTACTTCGTCATATAGCTAAAGTTTATAGCCAATGAGCATCCTTTAGACCATTTAAATGGATACTCAGATGAAACGTCCTTCCCATTTACTTGAATATTAAGCATTTTAGTTTCTGGATCTATAAATGCAAAGGCGGTGAAATCTTTTTCTGAATTGCTGTCATACAGACTAACTAAGAATCCTCCTTGGCGTATTTCAGGCACATCACTAACAGGGAGGATAAATCTCCAAGGTAAAGAGTCAAGGAACTCTGTTCTATCTCCTGCCTCAAAGAACATTTGAACATGGCATACGCCATTATCCAATGAATATTTTCCTTCAATCACCCCGTCTCTCACAGAAACGCCCCAGTCGCTAGGAGTGAAGGAAAATGACTCAGCAAGTCCGCTCATAATTCACCATAAGGTAAGTTGATGGAAGGCTGCATCATACCAACCATGCGCGCAGAAACGCGAACTCAAGCGAAGCGAAACGGATTGCGGTCGATATTCCATGACCGCCTGATCTGTCGGAACTGGCAGGCTAGGCGCAAGAGCCAGGATTACCTGATCCAGACCACTCCATCTTCCGGCTTGCTAAGGATACGGCATTGACGTACACTTAAGGGATGCGAACAGTCATCGAAACTGAGATTTTCAAGCGCTATGCAGACGACATCTGGAGCGACCCCGAACGGGAGGAGTTCATAACCTGGATTGCAGCCAACCCCTTGGTCGGAGATGTGATCCCAGGATCGGGCGGGCTTCGCAAGGTTCGCTGGTCTCGCCCCGGCATGGGCAAGCGCGGCGGCGCGCGCGTGATCTACTACAACGCCGAAGAATCGCAAGTCATCTGGCTACTGATAGCCTACACAAAGTCGAAGTTCGACAACCTACCAGCATCCACCTTGAGCAAATTGAAAGAGGCTATGAATGGATAAGGAACTTGAAACCTTCGAGGCCGACCTCCTCGCCTCGATTGATGAAATGAAGAATGGGAAGGCCGCCCGTTCGACACAGATTGAACTTTCTCCGGTTGCAGAGGTCCGCGCAAAAGTAGGAATGGCGCAATCTGAATTCGCACACCTCCTAGGTGTTAGCGTTCGTACGCTACAGGAATGGGAGCAGGGCCGCAGATCTCCTTCTGGAGCAGCAAAAACCTTAATTAAGGTTGCAAGCAAGCATCCCGAGACGCTTCGCGAGCTGCGCTAGCTTGGTTATGCCAAAAACATCAATAGGACAATTAGCATGAAAGACAGTCCAACAAAAACCGAAGACGAGTATACGAATGCCATGTTCAATATCCGTACCAATGAAACAGAAAAGACATCAACAGAGATAATCAATCTGCTCATCGGCACGGCTTTTATTATAGCCATTGCAATGGCATCCGAATATTTTAGCGAGCCTAGTAAATCACACCATCAACAAACGGTCGTTCCCCACGTGCAACGCTAACAACAAACCGATGAGTGCTTTTCGTGTTTGATGAATTTGGGGTTATTGTTATCCCTGCCTGAGAGATATTTACAACTCCCGAACTTGCCCCATTTGTCTCAAGCTCCATCTGTCCAGTTACTGGAAGGTCAACGAACACGCCAGAGTCAGATGAGTATGCTCCAGAGAACGCAACAGCGGACGTACCAGAGACGCCAGAGACATAAAACCGAAACAGGACATTCGCGCCATTGTTTCGAGTTGCAGTTATTACCCTGCTCGGAGGAATCGAACCAAAGTCCGCATTTTTTATTGTCGTGCTTGTGATTGATATCGGCATCCACCAATCATGGTAGTCGAGAGCTTGTTTTTTCGAGCTAACTGAAAGGCCGAGTTTCTTAGCAATAGTCTCCGCAATATACTTATGACCATGAACGTTTGGATGGGAACCATCAGAAAAGAGCTTAAGAGTATTTACAAGATAATTCGCATCTGCTGGCTGCGATCCTTTTCTAAAGAAATCGGCAAACGGTATATATAGCCCCTGAGTCTCGTCAGCAAGTCGCTTTAGCTGCTTCCTTGTGTTGTTTGTATCTGGGTAACTCCACAAAAAATCAGGCACCACTACAGGTACGCTATTTTGATTTGAATAGCTTATCAGCCAATCAATTCTTTTTACGAATTCATCATAGTACGCCGTATCAGACTCATTGTCTGACGCGTCATTGGTACCTAGTGCCATGATGAATAGAGAGGTTCCTGCCATCATCGAACTGATGACAGACTCATCCACCCAGCGAAGCCTGCGGCCAGAGTTTGAAAAATTATGCAGAGCCGACTGACTATAGGCGTTCGCATATGAAAAACCAGAAAATTCAACAGTTGCGGAAGATGTAGTAACAACCTCGATTACACATTTCCCAAACCCATTATCTTTCAGGGTTACAGCTTGGCCTTGCAAAGCGTTTAAAACTGAGGCCTGGGTATTCACACTAGCTACTACCGATCCGTTAACTTTTATGTCAAACGTCCCCCCTCCCGGCCTTGCGACGTAGTAAACCGTACATGCATCCTGAAATGTTGGGATTGTCGACCTTATAATATTGCCAACCTCATTTGACACCCACGACAACCCTTGAGGAACATATGATCCGCTTTCATTCGATCTATAAACCCAAGAGTGGGTTCCTGACGTTTTTGCGAAATCGATAGAGTGAATTTCATTAGAGGAATTCCCAGCACCGTCTACGAGAGACATCAACGGTGTGAACCCATAAGTTAGAGTGCCGATCTCGTTGTAGAGCATTCTTCGCAGAAGATTCACCCAGCCATTCCGGTATATTCTGCCGGCAAAAGCTCCATGGGAAATAGAGTCGCCAAGCACATACATAGTGGGAGCACCTGAGATTCGCGCTCTTACTCTGGTTAGCATCTGCGCGTTACCAAATGCGCCAGTCGTCGCTAAGTTAGATGCTTCCTCAGCCTTTCCATCAATCTCTTTTATTGCGTACCCAACCGTATCCGATGGGTACGTTTCCGCCGGATCGTAACCGATCATTCCGGCGCCACCCGGAGCTCTCAACTGCTGACGCAGAGCCTGGTCGGACCGAACAGTCAGTAGAAGCTCATCGGCTGCCCAGTTGCCGCTCAGGGTGACAGGGAAGTTCGCAGGCAGCCGGACGCTGTAGAGATTCCCGTCGCGCTGGATCAACTTGCTCGGACTGGGCACAACCAGCTCAGAGCCGTCGACGTAGATCAGCGGAACAGGCTCGAATGCCGTGCCGATCAGGAAGTCGTTGACCTGCTGTTCGACTCCAAACCAGGTTTTTCTGGAAACGCCGAAACGATCATTCCACGTGGTGTTTACCCGGTCGTTCATCGCCGCGTCGAAGTTCTCGGCGTTGTCGTACAAGTCGCGCGGGTCTTTGGAGCCCAGCGGGTTACCGGTGGCGTAGGTAGTCATGCAAATTCTCCGGGCATGAAAAAGCCCGCTCTATGGCGGGCTCTGGATTTGTGTGTGCGGTCAGTTGGGGGCGCTGGCGTTGTCGTAGGTGTAGACCCTGGGGTCGTAGTTCACCGCACGAACAGATGCCGCGGTATTTCCGTTGGGATCAATGGAACTGATCAGGGCCGGGTATGGATTTCCCAGCAACAAGTGCGGCGGCTCGATCTCCCAGGAAACATCGGGGACGAAATCGATGCTGGGAATGCTCAGCCGGTAGTCGTCGATCCGAGATGCTGGGTAGCCACCGGAAACCGTTCCGTCTGGCCGGCGCAGGTACAGCGCTGGAGAGCTCAGCAGCGACCAATCGAGCGGCTCGCTGGACTCGATCAGCACCGAGTTTCCCGAGATCACGAACGATTTCAGATATGCGCTCTGCGCCAGCCCAGGGCCTGGAACATCGCCGGCGAGAGCCACGTAATCCCAGAACTCGCTGTTCAGCGCGTCGAGGCCGGTATCGAACGAATACTCTGTTCGCCGGTATCGCTGTGCCATCCTGCGGCGCATCCCGTAGCGCCAGGCTCGGTCGCGGTTTGTGACGCCGACAGCCGTGATTTTCTCGACCTTCCGACCGACATCGCCGGGCAGGCGGCACTGGACGGTATCTTCGATCCAGCCGTTGGCATTGACGAACTCCACATCGACTCCGTCGTAGTCGTCCTCCGACGGAGCGCTGATGCTGATCCTCAGTGGACCATCCATGTTCTGCGGCGAGTACATGTGCCCGAACGTTGTCCTGGGCTCGTCTCTGGCCGCAGAGATCACGCCGCGTTTGATGGTCTTCTCCGCATATCCGGCTGCAAGCACGTCATCCATTATCTGCGCGACCGTGACCTTGCCGTCCTCGTAGATCATGTCGAACGTGTCGCCACGGGCCTTCCAGATGGCGTCCAGCCGGTCGAGTTCTTCGAGATCGAGATCCGCATCGGTGTAGCCGCGCTCCTTCGCGATGTAGCAGAGGAACGGGACGATGTCTCGCGTAGCGATCTCGGGTGTCCATGCACCGCTCTGCCGAGTCGGTAGCATGCGAGTGGCCTCTACCGAGACGCGGCTTTCGGTCTGCGCCGCGATGCGGTCAGACGACCGATACCGAACAGCCATTACCGTGACGCCGGCGTAGGACGATGGAGCCTGGAGGCGCGCGCGCATCCCGTACCACTGGGTGCGGTCTCGGTACTCGGATGTTGAGTTGCCGCCCTGGTTGACGAACACTTTTCTGATGCGAAACTCGGGCCGCATCATGTACGGCAGCGGGATGCCGTCCGTAAAACCCTGCTGGTCGAGAGAACTGCCAGCATGGTTCTTGCTGACCGTCGTCCATGCGCCGCCGACGGCCATGTCTCGCCACTGGATGTCGTAATAGGTGCGGATCTGGTAGATCTGCCCTTCCCTGCCTACGCCGCACAGGCCTTCCGGGCAAAACACGTCGATCTCGACGAAGTTGGTCTTCTCCGATACAGGGCATGCAGGGAATGGCCCGCGCCAGCCCCCTTCTAGGCTGGTCGGATCGATGGTGACTCGGGACGTAGACGAGTTGAGAGCGGTGAATCCTGGCCAGTCAACATCGACACCACCCGCACTGGTCAGCCGCTCGACGGTGAGTTGCTGCGCGCTGTACGCCGTGATCCGATAGCGCAGCCCACGCGGGCCAATTGCTGCATTGCCGGAGCCGGTCTGCAACGCATTGGCCGGTGAACCGTTGCTGTAGTTGAGCGTCATCGACGTTGAGGTGATGTCGTTCACCAGGTAGAGGCCGCCGTTGGTGCCAACCACCTCGATCTCGTCGCCAACATCCAGCCCGAGCTGAGCGATATCCCCCGTCACGACGTCGCGATTCGTCCCGCCGCCATCGTTCACCGAATAGGGGTACATCGCCTCAACCCGCAGGATCGTCCCCGCAACCCAGTCAGAGGGGAACGACCCGGCTCCGGCAGAAATAATGATGTTCGTTCCGGAAAACGTGAACGTAGTTGCCGACGGGTTCGGGGTGAGATTGGAGCTCTCGGTCAGGTCCAGGCCGGCATTACCAGTTGAGCTCGCACCAACTTCCTCAACCAGGTGCCACCAGACCGATGCCGGGTGCCCGCTGACGTTCTGCCCTGGTTCGAAAATCTGGAACGAGGCATCGGCGCCAAGCGCCAGGAACGACGTGTCACCGATTTTCGCTGCCCCTTCGGCGATCTGGAACCGACCACGGCCAATACACAGGAGCATTTCGGTCCACTGCTCACGCGGACCGGCGAAATACTTCCGGGGCGGCAGGATGTAGTCGGGATAAATCAGGCGACGGCCAGCGACTTCGCGTATCGCATCGCCGAGCTTGACCTTGTTTCCACGCGCACTGGTTTCAGACAGCGACGCGCCTTGCCCTGGGTTCGTTGGCATGCCAGGCAATTGCGGCATGAGCATCCGAAAAACGGATTGCGCACCTTTGAACAGCGCTGCCGTGATCGTGAACGGATCGGTCCCGCGCGGCAGCTTGTAGATCCGGACGATATCGCCGCGGTCGATGATGCGCTCGGCCCACTCGCCAGGGTGGACGAATTCCTCATGCGCCTTTTTCTGCTTGTCGGTCAGGTCCCCGCAGAGCGCAACCTCGGCGGGGACAAAACCGATGGAGAACGGGTGGACATCGTGACAGCGGTACCCAGGAGAATTCGCGGTCAGCCAGGCATGAATCGTCATCCTGCGGCCGATCGGATGCCGCTCCAGCGGTTCTCCGTCAAGGAGCGATGGGTAGATTTCGATCACGGTAGAAGACCACCTTGGAATATTTGTCGGAGAACTTCTGGAGCGGGGTGAGCGACACCCCGCTTCCCGGGTTGATTTCGAGAATCCGCAGGCGACCATCCACCTCGACCAGCAGACCTACGTGATCGAGCAGACGCCCTCTATAGGCCGCGGCGATGACCCCAGGTCCTGGCTCGCATTGCTCGAGCGCGCGCTGGATCTCCATATCGCACGCCCGCTGCATCGAAACCGGGGTGAGTCGCGTGACACCACCGAAGTCGGTCAGCATCGGCAGTCCGAACAGCTCAACCCGCGCTATGAGCGTCAGGCCCCAGCAGTCCAGGCACGGCAGGGCCCGCCCGCCCTCGGTATAGATGGCGGTGAGGTATCTGTTCGGCATGGGATCAAGGCCAGTATTTGAGTCCGGGGAACTCGCTGACGTTGTAGATGTGGCGCAGCGCGGCGGTGTTGATGAGGTCGTAGTAACCGGCCTCGACCTGAACAGTGAGACCCTCGAAACCCGGCGTCTTGACCATCATGCGGTATGGCCGCTCAGCGGGCGCTGTGAGATCGCTCTCCAGGTACATCCGCAGGATCAGGGTCACATACTCGCCAGCCTCCAGGGCTTCGTTGATACGCTGCTGGGCGAATCCGGTCACGTTGTCGATTGCGAATCCGACGTTCTGGTTTCCGCTGTTGTCTCGCTTCGGAATCGATACGTCGATAGCGCCAGCGATGAACGTAAGTAGCCGCCCGTCTTCGGTCATGCAGGTGATGTCGTCATAGCCCTGGCAGATGAGGATAGGCTCCGGCCACGCCGGGCATGACAACTCGACCGTGGCGAGCTTCAGGTCTTCACCGCCGGAGGCATAGAAGCGCTCAAGAGCCGTCGCCATGTCGAGGCCACTCCCTGTTCATCGCGATGTCGAAGATGTCAGCGAGGAGGATGTACTCGGGCAGAATCTCGGCCCACCCTGGATCGATGATCGAGCGCTCTCGCATCACGACGGTTGCGTTGAAGCGCCAGTAGTCACGCCCGACGAGATAGCCACCGTCGTAGATCCCCTCGAAGTGCAGGTTGCACGGAACGATTCCTTCCTCCGTACGCAAATCGCACTCGAACCACTTGACGCCATCTTTCAGGACGTCTCGGTACCACCCTTTGAACAGCCGAGCCTGCTCAGCAGTGAACAGCCAGGAAACCTCCAGCGCGACCGGCACATTGCTGAAGTTCCGCCTGTAGCGTGCCCGGCCGCTCTGGAGGGACGTCCTGGCCATAGGCTCTACCGTCTTGAAGCCGTAACCCTCCCTGAGCGGGAAGGGAAGGCCATCAGGCCATTTGATCATCGCCCTGCCCTCTTGAATCCATATGCGCCTTCGATTGCTTTCGGGTAAAGCCCCTGGCCGGACGAAACCTTGTTGGCAAAGTCCTGTTCGACCGCATCGAGAGTTACCCGCAGGTTGTTCCCGTCCATGGTGGCGGTGGCGGAAACCGGAGGACCGTTGTTGATGATCTGCAGGCTGATCTGCGGCGAGCCCTGCGCGGTGGCGTCGCCGTTGCTGATCACCTCGCCTCGCGTGTTCGGCAGCATGTACTGCCGGCCATTCGCAGCCTGGAATACCTCTGGCGCGCCGTTCTCGTTGATCCGGTACATGCCACCAGCCCCTACGGGGCCGCCGTACTGTCGGCCGCCAGCGAACATGCCGAGCATCGCCGGGATAGCGGCCGCCATTGCGGTAAGGCCAGCCGTTGCCGCCCCGCCGAATGACGCTACCGAGGCGGCAGCGGCGGCTGGCGCGTAGGCGGAAGCCATAGCCGCACCTGTCGCCGCGGCTGTCGTCGCCGCAGCCGCCTGCTGGGCCTGCCCCATGATGAAGTTCTTCGCCTGTTCGATGCCGACCTTGACGAGGGCGCCCACGACCTGGTTCAGCATGGCGCCGGCCAGTTGCCGCATGGCGTCAGCACCGTTGTTCGCCCCGGTTATCAGCCCTGTCAGAGCGTTCGTGCCGGCCTGCTGCACCTGATCCAGCGTTGCCATGATCATCTCGTTGCCGGCAGCCTGGCGGCGGAATCGCTCCTCCTCCAGTTGCTTCATCGTGGCATCGTGCTGTTGCTCTGCCTGCGCCTTGAGTTCCAGGTAGCGCTGGTCCTCGAGCAACTTGGCCTCGTTCAGCTTTTTCAGATTCTCCAGTTCGGTCTGGTAGCGCTGGTCTTCGCCGGCGATCGGGTCCATCTGCCCCAGCAACTGCTTGTTGGCTTCGACCTGTTGCGCTTCGTACAGAGCTGCGGCGAGCGCGCGGACCTGGGCGACCTGCTCCGGCGTGGCGAATGGATTAAGGCGAGATTGCGCCCCAGCTTCTGCCAGTTCCTTTCCCTTCATTCCAGCCTGTGCCAGTTGCTGGGAAAGGTCTCCGATAGTCTTCTCATTGTCCAGGGCAGCGCGACGCTGCTCCTCCATCGACTTTTTGACCGTAGAGGCGGTATCAGAGGCTGACTTCTTCTCTTGCTTCCGTGCTTCGCTGTTGCGGAATATTTGGACAGCGAGACGCTCCGCCTCCGCGATCTCCTCTTTTGTGGCATCAGCACTGAGCTTTTTGCGCGCGGCAAGCTTCGCCCGTTCTTCACCCGCGAGAGCAGATAGTTCAGCCTCGTCGCGAAGATTCTGGAGAGCCTTTGTATCCTCCGGGTTTGCCTGGCGATCCGGGCCATTGCCGGATGGGGATGAACTCTTTTTATCCAGGGCAGCGTCGACGTCTGAACGCTTTTTCTGTAACTGGTCAAGTTCCTGCGTAAGCTCCTCGACCGCGCCCTGGATACGCACGGCATCTTCAGCATATCGATTGGCCCTTCGACCGGAGCCTTGGGCTTCTTTTGCTGCGAACGCATAGTTTTCCCCAAGCAGTTTGAGCTTATCGCTCACTGCCTGGATTCGCTTGTCGATGTCCAGTCGTGCAACCTTCAGCTGTGCCTGTCCAAGCTTTTCAACGGACAGAGTTAGAAGGTCCGTAGGCTCTTTCGCCTCCCGTGCATTCGTTGCAAATGTTGCGATCGCGGTTGCGGCCAGCAGAACAACCCCAAGCGGTCCGCCGAGGAACGCCATTGCCGCTCGAAGGCCTCCCATTACCACTGTCCCGGTGGTTGCTACACCATTCAGCGTTGTTTGAGCAGCCGTTAGTGCCCTTGTGGCGGCCAAGTCGCGCTCTTTAGCGGCGAGCAGCGCGTTTAGAGCTGTTGCGTGGGCATTCGAACCCCTAGCGGCATTCAAGTCCGCCTGAGCCAGAGCGACAGCCGCGGCGGCCGCCGCCTTCTCTGCCTCTGCCCGGCGCAGTGCACCTATAGCAGCATTCCGATCAGCTGCTATCTGCTCAAGCGTTGCCCGCAATCTTTGCACTTGGGCCGCACCTGCTGCATACAGGGAGGTAACTAGACGCCCAGCCACAACAGAGGCCAGAGAAGCTGCTGCGACTGTTGCAGTGTCGAGAAATGCTGCCATTTTTTCCGAGTCAAGCCCGAACTCAAGAAGCGCATCAGCAGCCGAAATAAGACCATTGGTGAAGGTTTGAAGGGCACCAGTCTGGTCTTCCAGCGAAACAAGGACTTGAGTAAATGCAGTGCGAATCCTGACCCCTGCATCGGTCAGGTTATTGGACATGCCGGCGGCTGCCTTTGAGTTCTCTTCCAAGGACTTACGTAGACCCTCGGTGAGCATTTGCGCCGTTAATTGCCCCTGCGCACCAAGACTCCTGACTTCCGCCCCCGTCTTACCTGCTGCGGCGCCGATATCCTCAATAACAGACGGGACTGCGCTGGAGATTGTTTCCCATTGGTCGGCAGAAACCTTGCCGGTGTTGATTGCCTTGGAGAACTGGCTGATCGCTGCCTCTGCTGCGTCCGCCTTGGTCGCATTGGTCACGAATGCATACGACAGCGAATCCATCACATCCAGTGCAGACGTTGTGTCGTATCCGAGAGCTTTCAGGCCCGCAGAAGTGCGAATGTAGAGTTCCTGCGCCTCTGATAGCGCTCGGTATGTCCCGTTGGCGGTACGGAGCAGTCTAGCCTGTACGTTTTCATACTCTTCCTGGCTTGCAGACGCCAGACGAACCCTGTCAGCCATCTCCTGATAGGACTGGACCATGCTGGCCATCTCGCGGAGCGCTGACGCCGCGATGATCGCCTTAATAGCCGACGAAAGCTTGGTGACAGTCGTGTTGAGACGTGCCGCCTCGCTATCAGCGCGCCGCATGGTTGCTTGCATCTGATCCAATGAACGGTCAGCAGCATTCGTGCCGTTTACGAGGCCAGAGGTATCCGCCTCGACGGTGTAGTAGATGCTGCCGACATTCTCAGCCATCAGGGTGCTCCTTTCGCCCGCGCCTTGCGCTTGGCCTCGATCTTGTCGAACCACTCCATCGTCGCGTCATGCTCTGCCGCGGTCGGGGCTCTGGCGCCCGGAGCGTTCGATTCGGTTGGGGGGTATTTCGCGCGCAGGGCGCCGATCAGGCCGGTCATGGTCATGGACCAGGCTTCGCGCTCGCTCAGCCCCAGGTGCGCTATCGCCGTCGCGACGTACTCCCGCGCAACGAATTCCCCCGAGTAGTTCGGCTCTTCGTCGTGGCGCCGGGGGAGCGGCGGAAGCGCCCCAGTGACGCCGTGCTTCAGCAGGCAGCGCGCGAGAGGCACAAGGTGCTCGACATCCGCAGTTCCTGGCCGGTAGACCAGGTCCTGGTCGTAGTAGCCAAACACGTCGGACAGGTCCTGCTCACTACAGGCCACCACCACGGCCAGGGCGTCCGCGAACTGGTCCGCCTGATGCTTCTCGGTGATCGGGTCGCTCATGACGCGCGCGAAGACGTCGACAATCTCGGCCGGCGTACCGAGCTGGGTCATGGCGTACAGGGACGGCCGCAGGAGAAAGCACTCCCCTGAGGCCGTGTGTACGCCTATCTCACCGATCTCGGTGAGGATCACGGTGCAGTAACGGTTACCGGAACGGTCACGCTCACCGACGGCCGCGCCGCACTGGTGATTTTCACCGTGGTGGTACCGACATCAACACCGGTCACCAGGCCGGTCGAGCTCACGGTGGCAATCGCCGGCGCCGCGCTTTCGTAGACCAGGCCAGGAGCCGCACCGGTCGGGGATACAGCGGCGGTCAGTTGCTGGGTGGCGCCTTCGGCGATCGAGACGGAGGTCGGCGAGACAGTGATGCCCTGCACCAGCGGGACAACCGTGACAGTTGCGGTATCGGTGACGCCCGGGGCGACGCTGGAAGCGGCGGTGATCGTGGCGGTACCGGCCGACAGAGCGCTCACCTCGCCGGTAACCGCGTTCACCGCGGCCACGGTCGGCGCACTGGAAGTCCAGCGCAGGCCTTGCGGAGCGCCAACAGGCAGCACGACGCCCTCGAAGTTGAAGCCTTCGCCAACGGTAAGCGAGAGGGTCTCCGGCACGACCTGAATGCTGGTCGGGTCCGGCGCATCCGCGTCGGGGGTATCCTCGACGATCAGGCCGAAGTCGGAAGCGGTCGCCGAAGCCTCGAAGCTGTAGGTGGTGACATCGTCGTACGGCGCGGAGCGACTGAGGTTGCTGATGAGCATGAATGCGGTGAAGGTCAGGTCCGGGAAGGTCATGCGCGTCCAGACAACAGGCTGTCCGCCGGTCGCGTCCGGCTTCACGACATGCTTCGTCAGGTCGATCAGGTTCTGCGCGCCGGCACCGGAGGCCTTCACGGTACCGTCACCGGAAATGGTCAGCGTCTGGAAACTGGCCAGGTTCTCCCGCAGTGCGCCAACCGAGTCGGAATCAGTCGCGTCGATGGTGTCCCACTCGACGGTGAATTCCTTCGTGCGGAGCGACCCAAAACGGCGCCAGTCATTCTCCGCCGGCAGCGCATCGCCGCACCCGATGTAATACTCGAGCACGACGTCGCGGCCCGGAAATTTGAGCTTCTTGCAAGCCATGTCTGGCCTCCTGATTAATAGAGAACTTCAAGGTCCAGGCTGTACCAGGCCCGGTTTTCGGTGGTGTATCCAGGCCCGATCGGCTCGCCGATTGCCCGAACAGATGCGGCGCCACAGGGGACGCTGTCACCAAGCGCTACCTGCGCCAGGGTCTCGATTGAGTTGCCGACGTCGACAACGTGTTTCCGGACGCCCTTCGGGCCGAGGAGGATCACCTTGAACCGCAGGCGACGAATGTCGACCTGAGTCGGGGGGCCGCCGGTTTGCTGGATCGCTGCGATGAATGCCGAGTCGAGCGAGGGGTGGTCGACCCACATCCCGCGGCTGTACTGGTAGCCCTCGCCCAGGATCGAAGCCAGCCAATCCTGGAAGGCGTCGTAGGGTGTCATACGCGGTAGGTCCTGCGGAGGATGGCCGGGATTGCTGGAATGATCTGGTCAAAGCCCTTCGTGAGAAATTCAGGCTCCGCATTCGGGTCCCAGTAGTCCCCCCGGCTAGGGTCGTTCTCGTCCCGCGGCTGGCCGGCGAGAGTGCCTGGCGCATCGTGGACTGCTGCTGCGTAGGCAGCGGTGTAACCGACGCTGCCCTCGACCCCGTTTGGGCCAACAGTGATCTGGGGGGCCGTTTGGCTGTTGACCAGAGTCGATGTGTCGATCGGTGTCATGGTCTGCGCCATTGCCGCTCCCTGGCTCAGCACCTCATAAACAGCGCGCTCGGAAACGCCGCCGGCAATGTTTTCGACAGCCACACGAAGATTCCGCCGGACGCGGTCGATGCCTTGGATTGCCATGTCAGGTCACCAGTAGAAAGTCCGGCTGCTCGCCGAAGAAGGACATGTCCCAGTTCGTCACCGAGCGAATCTCTTCCCAGCCGTTGGATCCGTCGAACTGGATCAGGTCCAGGTACTTCGGCCGGCGGTCCTCGGTGTAGATCTGGTGGCGCGACACGAACTCGGCGCCGTTGTTATCGCGGACCTGCTCACCTTTCGCTACCCAGGTGCAGGCGATCTCGTACTCGGGGCCGTAAACGGCCTCCTGGGTCGAAAGGTCGAAGTGCAGGAATGGCCGAACCGTCGCAGTGTTGGTGTAACTCCAATTCGCTGTCGTGCTCATGAGTCACCACACATGCAGCCACCGCGCGCGATCCAAAGACCGCCGTGTGCGGTCTGGGTTGGGTTCGGGGGAATCAGCCCCGTCGCACATCCGTACTTGTCCAGGGCGTTCAGCAAGGCCAACTGCGCCTTCCAGCGATCAGCAAAGGCCTGGTAGCGGAACGATCGAGAAGCGCCGGATGGTGCCGTCTGGCTGCTGATGTACTTGTCGGCCTGGGCCAAGGCGAATAGCGCCAGCAGGTAGGCCTGAATCAGCAGCGCGGTCGATGCCGGGTAATGGGCATCCATGCAGTCCTGGATCTGCTGCAATTGCTCGATCCACGCCGCAAGGATGAAATCGGGCACGTTGTCGATGCCCTGGCTCTGCAGGTACTGCCGGGCCTGTTCAACTGTGATCATGTCCGATTCCTGGAAGAAGAAGGCCCCATTTCTGGGGCCAGAAACGACGAAGCCGCCCGCAGGCGGCCTCTCGTCACGCACCGGTCACTCGGTTTTCGGCGGTCGCCCTCGGCGTTTCTGCTCGACATCCGAACTTGCAGCCGGCGTAGCTGCTTCGAGGACAGAATCACCGCCGAGGGGGCGCACGTTGGGTTTCAGCGACGGGTGAAGGTGCTCCAGTTCCACCACGTCGCCCACGCTTACGCCATGCCAGGCGCGGGTCACTTCGTAGCGCACGTCGCCCCCTTACGCCAGGTTGGCGCCGTAGATCACGCCGGACAGACCTTCGTCGTCCTTCTTCACCTGGATGCCCATGGCGCTCATGATCTGGAAGTTGTAGTTGACCTGCGGCAGCGGGCGCGGCAGCGGGATAACACCGGTAGCCATGCCGACCAGCGGGGTAACCACGTCACGACGTCGCTGATAACCCAGGAACTCGTTGCCCGACAGGGCGAACGACTGGCGAATGGCGCGAGCCGGGATGAACGGGGTGATCAACTGCAAAACAGTGCCGCCGCTCAGGATCGTGCTGCCACCGATTGCCACGGTTGCCGGGCGGTTCATGTTGCCCCAGATTTCCGGGGACACCCACAGCACATCGTAGGCATCGACCTTGTTGTTGCGGGCGGCCTGGCCGAAAGCGCCGGTGGTGAAGAACGCAGCCAGTTGCTCCTGGGTGGCAGTGGTCAGGTCGATGTTCGCGCCGCCGGCGCCGGAGCCCAGGTTGACCTTGATGGTGTTGCGGTGATTGCGCAGCCCCTGAGCCGGGTAGTTCTCGACCTGGATGTTGGTGGCACCGTCCAGGGTGTAGGCAACGATCCGCTTGTTGAACTTGCGGAGCTTCGCAGCCTGCGAGTCCAGAACCAGGTCGATGCCGACGGTGTTCATGCCGGCGGCATGGCGCCAGTTGACACCGTAGCCGGCGGTGAATACCGGGATCGGGTCGCCGTCGGAGTTGTACTCGGTGTGATCGAAGGAGTACGGGGCCTGGCCATCGATGCTCACCGACACATCATCGGCGATGTCGCCGACCACGTTGTAGAGCTTGGCGGTCTTGCCGATCGGAAGCACGGTCTGCACCTGCAGGAGATCGTTGACGATCTCCATGCCGGTTTCCTGGTTGCGGTACTGGATGATCTGGGCGTCGACCTCGGCCCAGAACTCACGCCCCAGGCCGGCGAGCGCGTTGCAGGCCAGCATTTCGGGGGTCATGGCGCCGCGGTGGTGGGTGATCATCGCGGCGTTCTGGTTGTTCCAGATGTTGCGGTTGGCCTGCAACTCCTGGAAATGGCCCATCAGGCGGGGATGGGCGGCGATTGCTTGCTGGGTGAGGAACATGTGTCCGTACTCCTATTAGGGCGCCGGGGCGGCGACACTGCCGACACGGAAGCGGATGCGGATGAAGTCCGTTTGGCCGGAGGCGATGACTGCATCGTCCTGGCTGTAACCGAGGACCGTGTCGGTATCGCTCGACGCGATGGCACCCTGGCCACTGGTTCCGAGCTTGATCGGCGTGTCCTTCTTGTAGGTACCGGCCGGGCACAGCACGGCGAGTTCGCGACCCTCTTCGACGTAGTTGCCCACGGCCGAATGGCCGACGGGAACCGCATCGCGGATGTTGAGGCCTTCGTGGTGAGCGCAGTCGATGACGTAGAGTCGGCCAACGCTTGCGCTTGCCTGGGCGAACAGGTCGCTGCCATTGATCACGGCGAACGTGCCGGGCAGGAGTGCCGCGGCGGTCTTGCGGGTTTCGGTCTTGAACAGCGACTTGCCGTCGATGTTCACGCGACGATAGCGAGACATGGCTTACTCCTTCGGCAGGTTGTTGATATCGGCGGTGAGACCGCCTTTGTCGGTGGCGGCATTGGCGCCCAGCGGGGCGGACTCGCCGCACTGCTTGAACATTTCCTTGAGCGCGTCGCCGGCCAGGCTGTTGGCGATGACCTCGCCGAACTTGGCCTTGACCGCTTCACGCATGCTGTCTTCCTCGGCGCGCTGGTTGGCGGTCAGCGTGTCGGCCAGGGCCTTGTGGTTGGCGACCAGGCCGTCGACCTTGTCGGCCAGGGGCTTGATGATGGTGTCCGCCAGTTCCTTGATGGCGTTGGAGGTGTTGGTGCCGATTTCCTTCACGATTTCGGCCTTTTCTTCGGGGGTCAGGGGCATGTCGCCCTCCTTCTCAGGTTGATCAGGCCGAGCCTGACGATGGGTGAAAATGTTCTTGATGCTGTTGGCCACCATGGCGACCCAGGACTCTTGCCGGACAACGGGCTGGCCGGACTCGTCGAAGACGATCTTCCCTGCCTCGACCTTGTAGCCGTACACCTCGGTCACACCGCCGTTGAGGCTGATCACGGCCTGGGAATCAGTGAAATCGGCAACCCATGCGTACTGATCGGGCCCGGAGGCGAATCGCTCCTTTGCGGCTCGGTCCAGGCGCTGCTCACGCTCCCGGTAGGACTCGCCAACCAAGGCGCCGGAGTTCGGCTGAAGCGGCACAGCCTGGTCCGCGTTCACCATGAGGCCGACGCCCTGCTCAGGAGTGGCCGCCCCTACTTCGTGCAGCAGGATCGCGTCGTGGTCCATGCTCTGGATGTCGGCGACCCACTCCGCGCCCTGGGCGCGCTGGCTTTCGTTCGGCTCGATGCGGTTGAGGAATGCTGCAACGCTGGTATGGATCGGGGGAACGTCCTCCCCCTTCTCCAGCGCCTCGACGCGCTGCAACAGTTCACGACCGCCTTCCGTGGACTTGGCGAACTCGACGTCGACCCACTTCTCCATGTAGACCCGGTTGCCGGACTTCTTCACGTTTCGGTTCCAGGCGCCGATATGGCCGACGTTGATCCCTTCAGGGGAGAACGCCGAAACGAACTTCCCATCGACCATCGGGTGGCCGAGCGGCGCGAGCGTTCCCTCCAGCCCTGGGTAGTGCTTGTCGATCTGCTCGGCGGTGTAGAGACCACCGTTCATGACCACCCCGGCCGGCAGGGTGTAGCTCGGCAGAACCAGGTGTTCGCGCCCGTTGTAGGTCTCACGTCGAATACTGGCGCTGTTGACCTGGGTGGTGATGTTGACCTGCATGGGCATGGCTCAATCCTCTTTCGCCCAGGGCCCGCGCCCTTTGGCTTTCATGACTTGGTAGTTGCGGCGCGCGCGCTCGACGATGGCCGGGACAACCGGGTTCCCTTCGTCATCGACCAGTACCTCGACCTGGCTGCACTTGCAGTTGATCGAGTTTCCGTCTCGGCTGTACCAGTCCCTCAGCTCGTCCGAGGTGTAGAGCCTGGCGTGCCTGGCCGCATGGGTTGCCCTGGTACTGGGGGACAGGGCCGACATGTGCATCAGCTTCGACTGGACGCCGTAATCGGCCTCAGCAGCGTCTTTCTCGTCCCAGCGGGCCCTTCGGAGTGCGGTAGTGACCTCGGTGCGGGCGATGCGATGGCCTCGACGCGCCTCGATGCCGCTCTGGGCGGTCAGGTCCCGTGCAATCTCCCGGGGATTCTTCCCGCGCCCCATGCCTTCGGCGAGGATGCGCGCCATGTCGGCCTTGACCTGGCCCGACAGCCCCTTCATTTCCTCGAACTCCCGAGCGCGAAGCAGCGCCATGCGCGCGCGGTAGGCGTCGGATCGGAGGAGCACATCCAGCGACTCCCGGCCAGCGCGATACGCCGGCGACTGCTGCGCCAGGTTGGCGTGGGTCTGCGCAGTCCCGCGGATGTAGGCAACCCCGACGTAGGACTCGAAGAACCAGAGGTCACGCTCTCCGCCTTCTTGCAGGATCTCGTCGACCATCAGGTTGGTGTCGGCGAAGATCGCGGAGAGAAGAGCCTGGTCGAGACGGTAGGTGTACTGCTCGTTCACCACCGGCTGGGCCGGGATTCGATCCAGGGCGGCCACGTAGCCATCCCTGATCTTCCGCATGCGCCTGTCGAACTCGCGCATTGCGCCCCTTTCCAGGCGATCTACCCCGGTCGGGTCACTGCCGTTCGCCGGTAGGATCGGTGCGCGCGGCATCTTCATCCTCCGGTTCGGTGTCAGGCAGCGGATCGCCACCCTCGAGCGGGTCGTATCCAGCTTCTTCGCGTATTTCCTCCGCCGTGAACACGGGCTCGCCAGTGCCGATCGCGGCGCTGTTGATCTCGCTCATGGTCTTGGAGTTGGCCAAGCGCTCGGCCTTGGTCGGCACGGTGAGGTCATCCCAGATCGCGGTGAACTCAGCCTTCAGCGGAACCACGCCGATGCGCATCAGGTGCGCGAACAAGTCGTTGATCTCGAACGTCAGTTCTTGCACCCGGCGCGCCTGGCATCTGGCGTTGTGGTACTTCTGGTCCTCACTGCTCGCCCGCTCGCCGGTCTGCATGCCCACCAGAATCTTGGTCGGGATGTCGACGCCGGCGGCGGCGGTCTGCAGGTTGACGTTGTACGTGGGGCTGGGGTCCGAAACAGCGGACACCATCTGCGTGACGGTCGCCCCCTGGGTCGGGAGCAGGACATCGACGCCGAGGTTGAGCTGGCGCGCTGCCTCGTTGAAGCGCTCGTTGAGCGCATCGAGCGTCACGCCGTAGGTGCTGGCGATCTCGCCGAGGTTAATCTCCTTGTCGAAGTTCAGCAGGAGCTGGCGTGCGGCGTTCTTCAGGAACGATTCGCCACTGCCTCCCTCGACCTTCTCCAGGCTGATGAAGGAGTTGTAGGCAGGCTCCAGGAAGCCGATTGCATCGCCGGTCCAGTCTCCGAGGATAAACACCCGATCCGGATGGATATCCCGCACCAGACCGGGACGACCGGCTTGGGAAGCCTCGGTGTATTCCCACATGGTGGGCTGCCCGTAGGTCTCGCTATCCGGCTTTTCGTCGAACGACTTCGGCTTAAGGCACCCAGCCCAGGCCGGGGTGACCTTCGCCAGGCCATTGACCTTGCCCGAAACAGGTCTATCCCAGGGCTGGCTGTCCCTTATGTGGAGGAGCAGCCCGGAATACCGACCCACCAAGCGGCGCCGGTCGGCTTCGGAGACAGCCCGCCAGAACCTGCCGCCTGCGATCAACGGCTTGTTCTTCCTCTCCCACTCGGTCTCGTCCTTGGAGCGGTCCTGATCGTCGCCCTCGATGACCTGCGGATTTGTCTTCCAGCACGTGGTGACGATCTTCTCAACCGCGCCATGGGCGATGCCGCCCCGCCGGTACATGGTGTACAGGTCGTTGAACGTGATTTCCTGAGGGAAACCATACTCGCACCATGCCTGCGGGCGCTTGGCGTCATGGCCGATGCCCTGGTTCAGCAGGCTCATTCGCGCACGCGCGACAGCACTGCTCATCGCGTGATTGACCGCGAGGTCGAGTTTGTCAGTCATGGTCAGTCCGATTTCAGGATGAGGCCTGGCTTGTCCGCCTCGCGGACCAGTTCGACAGATGAGAGGTTGGGGTCACGCCAGACCATCGTCCCTTCGGCGCCAGCGTTCTCGACCGCCACGGTGCGGGCGCAGGACGTGCAGCGAGCACGGACCACCATGGAACGGCTGGTTGCGCGCTCCTTGAGGATGAAGATGGCCATCAGCGGGCTCCAGGAAGAAGGATGCCAAGCGGCGCGGCTCCGCCCAATTCGGTCAAGGCGTAGACCATGGCATCCAGCCGGTCCGGCGACTTCTTCGCCGTCGCGGGGATGTACTCCATGAGCTGGTTCTCCAGCAGATAAAGCGCGCCTTGGTGAGCCACCCTGCCTTGCTCGTACAGGGCGGATATCGGCTCAGCACGGGCGAACTTTCCCTTGTTGGCATGGATTCGGATGATTCGCCCCTTGAAACCCGCGTTCTTCAGGGTCTCTTCCGCCATGTCGCCGCCTTGGTTCGTCTCAATAACGATCGCGTCGGCCTGGTGCTGCTCGTATGCAGCCATAGCCTTTTTCGCCCAACCGGCTGGTGAGTATTTCCCACTGTAATCGCCATCGACCGAGAACTGGCGGGAGTCACCAGCACCGTAGGAACTCGCGGCCACGATCCCAGTTTCGTCGCTCTCGTCGCTGTTGGTGGCCTGAGGATCGATGGCCACCACGCACCGCTTGCGGTCGGCCCTGATCTGCAATTGATGCGCCGCATTGATCAGTTGCTCGGTCCACAACGCCCCCTCGGCGTTGAACCGCCGAGGTTTCTGCATGTACTGGGCTTCTGCGGTGCGTCGATGCGAGAAAAGCGCTGTGCGGTGGCTCTCGTTGTGCTTGAAGGGCCATAGCCAGCCATCCGGAAGACCATGCTCGACCGGGATTCCGTGAGTGTTTTCCGCTGGGTACGGCTCGCTGTTGTCGATGATCACTGGCAGGTTGAGGTGATGCCACATCTCCCCTGACCCGCCTCGCAGAAGGTAGCCGCTCAGGTCGTGGTAATGGATCCTCTGCATGATGACGATCATCGGCGTCGTTTCCAGCGCCAGGCGGGACTTGATCGTCTCGTTGAATCGGCTATTCACGCCGTCACGAACAGTCTCGCTGTATGCATCGTCCGGTTTTACCGGATCGTCGATGATCAGCGCGCCCTGCCATCCAGGCTCCATGTGGCCGGCGCGAAACCCTGTCACCTGGCCGGCGGCGGACGATGCATAAACCCCGCCGCCATGCTCAGTCCACCACATGGCCTTGCTGTCGGCGTCATCTCGCAGCGACATAGGCCACATGGCCTGATACGCCGAGGACTTCACCATACCGCGCGCCGTACTGGAGTTCAGTAGGGCCAGATTGTGCGAGTAGGACAGGTGCATGAACCTGGCGCGGTTGTTCAGCGCCAATCCCCGGCCGATCATGTTGATCGTCGCCAGCTCGGTCTTTGTGTATCCAGGAGGCACGTTGATGATCAGGCGCTGGATCTCACCATCCACCACCCTATCCAAAGTCTCCTGGATCACCCGGTGATGCGGCGCGACGATCATCTTCGAACCCATGCGCTGCTTGAAGAAGTAGCGCGCGAAGTAAAGGCCGTCCGCCTCGCACTCTACCTTTCGAGCAAGGGTAATGGGGTCAGCAATCATCTTCCGCGAGCATCTCTCGGCGAGCCTGCTTGTAGTCCTCCCTGGTCAAGGCGGCGACTGCCACCGGCGCGCCATTCGGACCAGAGACTTCGTGCTGGTGCTTGTTCGTATAGACGCCACCAGACTCCTTGGCGGCCTGCTCGTAAAGCTGGGCAGCCAGGGCCATGTTTCGCATGCCCTCGGCGCGCTCAGCCATCCGACCCAATGCCCTCAGTCGGTAGGCGCGGTTGGCGATCGGGATGTCGGCGATCTCCTCGCGGAAGCGCTTGCGGGTGTCCTCGAAGAGGATCCGCCACTTCGCGGCAAGGCCCTTGCTGCACACCTTGTTCGGGTCGTGCGACTCGATCTGCTGCCGACTGACCTCGATGCCGAATTCCTTCTTGACCGATTCCGCAACCTGGGATGGCGTATCGAAACAGGCCAGCGCCTGAACGATGAACGCCTTCACGTCGCTGTTCAGGGTTGCCATCGTTTTTCTTCCTGTCATGGGCCTGTCGTGGCTATGCCGACTTCAGCAGGCACGTACCGCAGGCTCTCGAAATGTTAATTTTGGCCACCTCTGGAGGCCTGCTAGCAGCGTCGATGAGATACTGCACGTCCTTGCTTGGGCCGTACCGCCTCACCACGCCGACGAACTCCTCGACGTCATGCCCGCGGAGCTTCAGCTTTGGAAAGCCCTCCTCGGTGAACTTGGGCTCGCCATATTGGTTGTGCTCTTGGCAGATGTGGTAGAGCTCATGCTCGACCAAAGCACAGAACTCCAGGTCGGAGCACTGGGAGCAGTAGTCGGCAGCCAGGGTGATGACGAAGCCCGGTACTTCGCCGAACCAATCGATCATCTGTTGCTCTTGCCGGGCCTTCTGCCAACCACCTGCGCGGAATATCACCGCCTCGGCCTGGCCTACCACGGTTCTACCTTGCTTCTCGAAGCATGCGGACGCCCACAGGAAACGTAGCGGTGCGTCGATCAGATGAGCATGGTCAGGGTTGTGCAGCTCGCCACCCTCGCCGAGGATCGCAGCCTGCACCCATTCGCCCACCTCGGGCGCTGGCTGAAGCCTGGTACCGAGCATCGATAGCTCGGTCAGCTCAAGCAATGCGGGTGGCGGCATCGGCCTCTCCATGCTGGTCAATCCTCATATCCCTCTGATCGATCAATACACCCTCAGAATGTGGGCCAGGTTCCCCCGTGCACGACACACAAGGCCGAGCAGGATCGCCAGCACCAGGGTCAGCCAGGGGGAGACAGGATTCAGTCTGTAGCCGTGGAGTGCATCGAGCATCACGCTCAGGGCGAAACACCCACTACCAACACACAGCAGGTATGCGAGCCAGGACACTCCCCGGCGATACCTCGCGCCCTGTCGGCGGTATGTCGCCAGACGCATGCAGATAGCGCCGCAAATCATCGCGGCCACCAGAGTCCAAGGGTCAACCATTACGACCTCCAAAGCGGTCCGCTATGAAGCGGAGCCAACCAGGCGTCTTCCCCCCCTGCACCCACTCCAGCAAGCTGGTGCCCACTGCGACGCAGAACAATGCCCCGCCACAGGCGATAAGGCCTGATGTTCTGGCCCACTCCCGCCCGATGACCTCGCCGGCGACGTAGTAGCCAACGATCCAGGACGCAGCGAAGTAGCCAAGGCGAGCCCAGGCCGAGATGTCCTTGGCATACACCACGAAGAAGATAGCCCCAGCAAAAGCCCCGATCACTGCATTGGCATCAATGCCAGGGATCAACGCAGACGCACCAATACCGACCAGGCCGGCGACTGCTACCGCACCACTCGGCTCGGCCATTTCACGTACTCCAGATGCAGAAAGCCCAGGTCGTTGCCTGGGCCTTGTAGTGTGGTGCCGGCAGCAGGAGTCGAACCCGCAACCCTCTGATTACAAATCAGCAGCGCTCCCTGTTGCGCCATACCGGCGTACTTCAATGCCGAGCACCTTTACTGGCGCGAACCGGCAGATCTTTCTTGCAGATTGGATATCGTCGGGGTGGATGAGAATTGCGTGGATCGGCTTGCCACGTCGCCCAGCCTGAAGGAGCCAGCGTCTTATGCGATGCTCGAGATTCATCCATACCCCGGAAACGAAAAAGCCCCGGCATTTGCCAGGGCTTCAGAGTTACCGATCCTCACAACGCGCAAGATCGGCAGGATGGTGATATAATCGGCCACGCGGCCATCGATGTCAAGCCGCCATTCGCTCGAACATCCCCTGTTCCTCAAGCAGAGCTATAGAGGACGCGATAGCGTCGCTGAGGATTCCATCCAGAGCCTCATGGATGCCAGCCCTCCACCGACGCCGAGTACGTTCAGGAGTGCCATGGTTGTCGTCCCACCTGTTCATGTCGTAGAAGTCGGGCTTTAGGACGCCGGTGGATCTCTTCCCTGCTCCTACTTTCTGGCGCTCCGCCCAGGTCAACACGGCATAGAACTTGAAATGCTGGTGGGCGTGTGTGGCGACCACTCGACCCAGCCCTCGGATCGCCTTGCCGCGGTCGTTGATGTCCAAGGTGTAGCGCGCGATGAGCGCATCCCAGAACCTTGGCGTGAGATTCTGGCGGAGGTGCCGACGATACTCGCAGTCCAGCTTGAATCGCTCGTCCTTCGACATCACCCCATAACCGCCGCATCCCATGTCGGCATCGACCCACGCAGAGGATGCAGTATTCCCCTCGCTGCCCGCGAGCAGGATTCTGACCAGTACTGATGTCTTGTTCATTCCCCATCCCCTTGAGCGCTGAGCACGGCGTTTAAAACGTAAGATTGGTCTGTCTGTTCGCTGGTTGTTTTGCTCCGGGAGTTGACCTGCGAGCGAGCATCACATCCGGCACAGCACATGCCGAAACAGCCTCTCGGAGGCTCCAGATAATCGGGGTATTCATTGGCGCGCTCACCATCCTCAGCACCTGGCGTGCTGACCATGTTCGACAGCAGCAGCGGGTGATAACCGTCGGCGAACCAGTTTCCCAGCCAGGCGGCAGCAATACCGATCGCATAACCGATGAGACCGCTCCCTATGCTGAAGAGAACGATGGTCAGAGTTTCTTTGGTCATGCCGTTGCCCTCTTCAGTTCGCGCACCCAGGCCCTGAACTTGGCCTTAAGCGCTTTGATTTCGTCGATGGTCAGCTTCAGGGGATCATGAGGGCCTTCCAGCCACTCGACCTTCTCGGCGCCGATCTTGCGCACCAAGTTGATTCGGTAATTCACTATGTCGCCGGACTTGTGGTTGTTGCATGGGGCACATTGTTTGTGGACGTTCAGCGGCTCGAAACGCAGCTCGGGGCTGGCGGCAACCGTGCGGTAGTGCCCAGCGTGATACTGCCCATCGTGGTGGCGGCCACAACTGATGCACGGCTGATCCGCGTCGCGTAGACGGATGAACTCGTTGAAGACCTGCTGAGCCTCGCGCAGGTGATCCGACCGACTCTTCAACTTCTCCTTCCGAACCCTGACCTCCCTCCGCTTGCGGTCGTCGATGGCTTTCCGCGCCGGCTTGGCGTGCTTGTCCTTGATGGCCAGGGCGCAGGCCGGCGAGCAGACCTTTTGCGTGCTGCTGAAGCGAGGGGTGAACTCCTGGCCGCATGCAGGGTTCTGGCATTTCTTCGGTTTGGGCTGGCTGGCGGATAGGCTCATTGAGGCTCCCCCGAAACCAAGGCTTTCCAGCAGTCGGTGAAAGCTTTGCTGAAGTCGCCGTAGAGCCTGGACGATTCCTGCCGGCAGGCCCGAACCCCTTCGCCGACTGCCTCGCATACAGCCACCACAAGCGGCACCCAGCCGAAGGCGATCATGATCACTAGGACAATGAGCGCTCTTGGCCGAACAGGAACTCTCCGCATGGCGCGGAAGAACAAGCTGCGGCTCATAGCTCTTCTCCCGCGAAGTAGCCAAGCCATAGAGTGGCGGTCCCCATGAGCGAAACGATCCATCCGTTCACCGGAATGGAGGTTTGCGTGTAGGCAATCAATGCAGCGACCAGCAAGCTTCCGATGGCCAGTCGAGCAACTTTCGATCCGCTCATGCCTCTACCTCTTCGCGCAGTGCGTCAATGGCGTACTGCGGAACGCGATAGCCAAGCCCTTTCAGATACTCAAGCCGGTCTGCGCAGGCCTCTTGATCGGCATCATCGAAGCTGTCGCCGTCATGCGGGAGACCAATCTGCACACGGTCAGCCGCACCAACCATCGCCATCACCTTATGGTGACGCTCCAGGTATTCCTTCACGTATTCAGGCTCGAAAGGGACCGGGGCAGGAAGGTTCTCCTTGAAAACCACCCTATTGGCAGCCACTTGAGTCACAAAGCCACCGGCTACGCTTTCGTAGACGTAAACATCGCACTGGAAATCGTCGGAACTCCAACGGCAATAGCTCATGCGTCAACCTCCTTCGTCTCCCTATCCCAGTAAGAGGGAAGCCCGCGAGCAAGAACCTCGTCGGTAAGGATCCGATCATGGGCAATCAGAGCCACGGCCTTCGCAGCCATCTTCTTACGCATGATGAAGGCGGACCGATTCAACCTTCTCCAGTTCCACTCATGGCCATCCAAGACCCACAGAGCAACGCCGATACGAGGGTTCATGCGATCTCCTCCTTCGCCTTCTGCTGCTCGGGCTGGAAGTCGCCGCGGAGGGGCATGAGATACCGTTCAGGGATGTAGAGCCGATCACCTTCATGGAGCACCCACCAGGCTGCCCGATTCACCAGAAAGGTCTGGCCGTCTTCGACAAATAGATCACCCGGGGAAAGTCGAGATATCAACTCGACTACCACTCCAGCGCTGATGCAGTTTGGGATTTCTTGCAGATTTAGAGCGAGGTCGCCCGCCTTGAACTTGCTCATGCGAAAGTCCCCATCTGATCAGCCGCCGCCATGGCGTCAGCCTCGGTTTCGAAGTGAGAGGAAAGGACCAGCCGCCAGCAGGCCGCGAACACATCCCGGTAGAGGGGCTCAAAAGCCGAGTCGTCCATGCTGGCCCAACTGATCGATTTGGCTTCCTTACGAACCCCATCCGGGGTATGGATCAGGTGGAAGTGACCGGCCTCGATGGTTATCCACTCCCGGAAAGCCTCGCGGCTCTTCTCGACTGCGGGGAAGCGGTCGGCGCGATCAGCCTCAAGCTTGGCGATATACGCAGCGACGGCGTTCTGCAACTGGCCAGGGCGGCCATTCAGATCCTCGAAGTACTTGGCAAGCCCGCGGATACCACGCATCTCCTGGCGGGGCACCAGCCCGCCCTTCGGCTCCCAGTACTCCCACGCCAAATCCAGCATCGCAAAGAACTTCCCGTGGAATTTGGCGTTGCGCATCCGAGTGAATTTTCCATGGACGACCTGACCGGCCTTCCACTTCTGGACAGTTTCACGGTCAGCCTCCGTGGCCGGAACCAATCCCTGGGCGGTACGGATAAGGGCGAGTTCAGCCACGGCCTACCCTCCCCTGGAACCAAACTTTATTGGGTGTGATGCCAGGGATCATCTCTGCGCGACGGCGAAGAACTTCTGCCCGCTCATGAGGGATTCCAGTCCGATCAGAAACCCCGTTGCGATAGCCATGCATGTAGGCAGCCGTCGAGCGCTGGGCGCGCAGGCCGTCCTTGCCGGCCATGTAGCCCTGAACCATCTCCCAATCGGCACCAGAGTACATGTCTGGCTTGCGATAGTTCGGCATCACACAGCCCTCCGCTCAGCCAGTTCAGCGCAGTCCCGGCATTTACGAACACCGGGGACGATCGAGCGCCGCGCTACCGGGATTTCCTCGCCGCAGTCTTCACATTCGTACAGGCTCTCGCCGACGTACTTGACTCGGGAGTACAGGCGTTCAGCGAGTTCACGCTCGGCGTAGTCGTTGGCGATGTCTACGATATCCACGTCACTCGCCCTCCCCTTGCAGGCTCTTCAGTAGTGCCTTGAGCTGGCGATAGCTTTCCATCGACTTAGCGTTCGATTCGCGTTCCTGCTCGACTGCCAGAGCGACGTCCTCGATGCGATCAGACAGGCGCTTCATGTGCTCGGCCATGCCGGCGAGCTCATTTGCCAGTTCGCCCAGCATCTCCAGCGGGGAGGCAAAGCGCTTCTGCTCGGACTGGGTTTCGATCTTCTTCGCGGGCTCGCCCATCTTCGGCTCCTGAGGCTTGGTCTTTTTCTCGACTTGGATTCGTTGGTAGTGGTCAGTACCAGTGCGGCGGATCAGTCCGGAATCGACCAGATCGCGCAGACAGCCCTGGACAATCCGAACGTCCGGCGTGCTTCCGGTCATGTTGCGGAGCGCGGTGAGCACCTGGAACGAACGCCAGGGCTCAGAGATCGGTACGCACTCATAGACCTTCTTCGCGATGCCGGTCTGTCCCTGCATGAGGGACTCCTGTTTTGCGGGCGTCACTGCTCGATCCTCCCTTCAGGCCAAATGCTCTTCACGACAGCGAGCGGGTCGCAGTCCTCCATCAGAATCATCGTGAACGCCGGGCGGCCCGGCAGAACTACCTTCCAGCAGCGCTTCATGCGGCCTCCTGATCGGCTTGTTGTTGTGGGATTCCGGAGTACTCAATCCACTGGCGCGGCTTGTGGCCTTCGCGCTCCATGTACTGAGCGGACGCGGGGTCAAACCAGAGCGGGATGGTTTCCTCGACGCCCGTCAGGCGCTGCTTGGTGATGACCATCTTCACGTCGGAATGGGATGCGTAGTACGCGCGGTCCTCTTCGCTACCGTCTTTCATGGCGACTTCTTTCTTCTTGTTGCGCCAAACGGTGATCACGTTGTCGGCCAGGTCGGTAAGGATTGCGCCACCACGAACGTCAAGCTTCCCTGGAAGCTTTGTTTCGTCGTCAGCCTTTCGCGGGTGGGCGACCAAATGGACGTGGACGCCCATTTCGTGGGCAAAGCCAACGATGGCTTCCATGGCCTGTTTCTGGCCGTTGTAGTCATCCTCAGCCATGCCAAGCTTCGCCAAGCTGTCGACGACGAACTGTTTCACCCCGTACCGCCGTGCGGCATAGCGGAAGGTGTCGATCATCTCGGCGGTATTGGCAGAACCCATCTGGTTGTAGATCCACAGCCGACCTCCTAGAAACTCCAGGATCGCGTGGATGTATCCGCGAGACGGAAGGTTCAGTCCCGCCGCCTGGCGAACCATGCGTTGCAGGGTGCGCTTGGCCGGCATCTCCATTGAGGCGATACAGAACTTTTCGCCCTGGCGCATGCCGTGGAAGGCGAGGTAGTTCAGGAGCTGGGATTTCCCGTGACCACTCCAGCCGGTCCAGATAGTGACCTCGCTGTCGCGGAACCGAATGGTGTCGTGAGACTTCTCCCACGGGGTCGCCATCCCCATTACCACCGGGTTGCGCTCAAAGAACTCAGCACAAACGTCATCGGCGAAGGTTTCGGCTCCTACCAGCTTCTCCGGATCAAGGGTCTTGGCCTTGGCGTAGCAGTCGTCAATGTCGTCTCGTGTGTAGAACAGGGCGTCCAGGGCTTCGTTGAAGTCCTTGCAGCCCAGGTCCAGGATGCGACAGCGCTCACGCCCCAGACGCTTGATCAGTTCCTCGGTCGCCTGCTTCCCAGCCTCGTCGTTGTCCATGGCGAGGTAGATCACGTCGAACCGGGAGAGCCGCGAGTATTCGTGCTCGATCCACGCCTGCTTCTCGCCCTTGCCGCCCCCAAATGGCACCGACAACGCCGGACGACCGTACTGCCAGGCGGTCATGGCATCGATCTCGCCTTCGGTGATGGTCACCTCTCGGGCGCCTTCCGGAATCGCCTGCCAGCCGAAGAGGCACGGCTCCGAATCCTTCGAGGCAAAGATTTTCTTCTTGCCGTTCTCGCGGTCGATGCACAGCGTTTTCCAGTGGATCAGGGTGCCGTCGCGCAGAAACGGAAACACGATGTCGCGGCCCTTCTCGCCGATCTTGAACGCCGCGATAGTTTCCGGCTTGAGCCCACGGCCAGCGAGGTAAGCCATGACCGGAGACTCATCGCCAGGCGCCTTGCACTTCGGGCGATCAGGGCGGACGTAGGCCTTCCTCGACGGCGCTTCGAGCTTGGGCTCGGTGATCCCCAGGTAGGATTTCGCCTCGGTGAGTGCAGTGCCCATGTCACAACTGCGAACTGCACGCCACAGGTCCAGCAAGTCGCCGGTTTCACCGGTCGAGAAATCGCACCAGACACCAGCCTTATCGCCCTTGAGGTGAACCCCTAGGCTCTGGCCCTTCTCGCCGTTCACGCTGCCTACGCGCCACTCCGAGCCCTCACGCTTGCCACCGGGCAGCAGGTGGTGAGCAACGTCAATCACGCGATCTGCGAGGCGCTGGGCGATCTGCGAGGGAGTCATGCCAGCCCCCTGGAGCGCAGGTAGTCCCAGCGATACCCGGAGGCGCGGTCGTGGGTTTCATCGCTCAGGATGCGGCGCTTCTCAACCGGAAGGTCGATATCGGCGTCGTGCCAGAAGTAACCCGGCAGCAACTTGCCGTCCGGGCCGAGCCCTTTGCGGATCGGATGGACGTTCGCCGGCTGCATGGCTTCCTGCCAGTGCTCGTTCGGGCCGAAGAACGTCGCGGCCTGCTTGACGTACTCGGTGCCGATCTTGCCCTTGGCGATCATCTCGGCGGCATAGGCCTGCACGGCGGTATCCAGTGCCTCGGCTGTCACACCTTCCCGGATTCGCGCTGCCCAGGCCTTGTGGGCGGCCTTCTTGGAATTACCGCCAGCACGCTTCGGGTACTTCGCCCAGCACGCTTCGAATTCCTGCGGATAACCGCTCGAATCCTCGCCGCCCCCGGCAGGGGGGTTGGGGGGGTTATCTTTTGGTTCTTGGTTATTTGGTTTTGGTTCTTGGTTAGTTTTCGATCCGCTTTCTTCTTGCAACCCAGAAATAACCGGATGGGTTTTCCCTGGGTTATTTTCTGGTTCCTGTTGGCTCTCTTCTCGCTTGCGCGGACGCCCGCCTTTCCTGCCGTTTTCAGCAGCTATGGTCGCCTTTTCGCGGTACTTGGCGATCACCTCATCGCAATGCTTGTGGCTCCAGCAGCCACCCTCTTCCACGAAGAATTCGCCGAGCACAGCAGCCACTTCAGCAACGCTTGAGCGCATGCGGATGACGCGCGCGATGGATTCAGCGGTGCCTTCAATGGCCTTTTCGCCGACGTAGTACAGGTCCAACAGACGGCGATACGCCAGGTCCTCCATAGGCTCCAAGTGGGCAGTGCGGAGCATGTAGTCGCCAGGATGGAACGGATAGAAGTTCATTCCTCGCCCTCCAGCGGATTGCGCATGTCTTCGCGCATGGAGGCGGCGAGGATGCAGAGATCGCTTGTGAACTGGTGGAGTTGATCCAGAGTGATGGTCACGACCTGATCACCTTGGCAGATGGCAATGGAGTTCTTCGCCGGACGAAGCTCCAAGGCGTTGTAAGTCAGCGTTCGAGGTTGCATAATTCACCTGTCACCTGATGTTGTTTCCCCAAGCGTGATTCGGCTGCCACCGATCCACGCACCGACAAAGCCCTGTAGTAGTCGCTCAGGGCTTTGTTGTATCTGCGCCTCCAATCACTCGAACCCATACCCGCCAGCTCTTCAGCAGCGTTAGCCATTGCGGCGTAGTCAGAGTTCGTGAGATGAGGGCGCATAGTCACTTCGCCCTGTGCAGTTCGAGCACGGCCCGAACCTCTTCATGCCTGGCGGCCATGTGCTTGGCATGCAAGGCCAAAATCTCTTTCGCCTCATCGGCGCTGATCTCCCCGTCCTCCAGGGCCAGAGCGATCATCTGATCAACCCGGCCACGCTTAACCGCTGTACGCAGCGAACGGTGGTGCAGGTCTACGTTGTCCAGATCGCCCGCTTCCGGCGTCCGCACAAACACTCCCCCGTACATCGCGCAGATGTAGTCCGGCAGATAGGAAGTCCCCATCTCCTGCTCCAGGACGTACAGGTCGCCGTCGCTCAGGGGCTTCACGCCCGCCGTTTCGTACATCTGGTTCTCCAGGCGCTTCAGCGGAATCCCCAGTCGCGCAGCAGCGCAATCGCGACCTCCCGGATAAGCATTGGCTACCGTGGTCATTACCTTTCTGCGGGTCTCTAGTACGGGCGTTTTCATGCTCTAGTTCTTCCCATGAGGTCGGTGCTATACGCTGTCAGCCGTGAATTGAGGGGACGGCGAAAGCCAGCGCTTCGAATGTGGAGTCCGGCGCAACCGTGGTAGCTTTTTGCTTCCACACGAAAAGGCCGCGGAGGCCGGACATGACTGACGAAATCGACAAGATCGTTGCGACGATCAACGCGCAGAAAGGCGAACTGATGGGCATCAACGCCTTCCTTATGGCAATGGCACGCTCGCTAACACCTGCGGAACTCGGGAGGGTTCTCGACGGGTTCGATAACGAAATTGCGCACATGCGATCGTTCTTGGCGTACTCGCAACTGCCGGACGAAGTCATTGGGGGTCTCGAGGGTTATGTGAAGACTTGGAACGCGATTCGAACGAGGCCAAACCAGTCTTGAGAGACTGCGCCCAGAAAGCGTCTCGGCTCTCCTCGTCATCCTTCAGCGCTTTCTCGGCAGTCACTTTCTCTGGCCCGTCCAGAACCATTTCGCGGGCCAGCTCGAGGAAGCGCAGCGCATCCTCTTGGCTCATGCCTGAGTCGAACTGGATGTAGGCCGTTGGCCACTTGTCGATCAGCCGGATTTCACTGGAGCTCTTCCTCGACGACGTGGCGCCCAGGAAATAGGCCATCGCCAACGAGGCCCCAAAGATCAGGATTTGCATGAATTCGGTCATGGCTGGCCTCCCGGCCGGTAGATTGGATCGGGTTAGGCGGCGGACTGCTCAGTAGCGACCTTCAGGGCGCCTTTCGTAATGCGCTCAATCTCGTACTGGCGGAGTTTTGGAATTTCTTCTGGCCACTGGCGCACCGCCTCATAGGTAATGCCGAGGGCTTTGGCTACCTTCGAAACGCCGCGGAAGTGGCTGATCACTTGGGTCTTGGTCATAGGCGACTCCAGTTCACTCGCACCAATTCAAGCATGCTTGCAATTACAAAGCAAGCATGCTTGGCAAGCTACCTTGTAGATTTCTCAACATGAAAACCACAGACCGGATTACCAAGCTCGTACTCGCCAGAAAGCCGGAGATCGGCCCCCGCGGGGTAAAGCGAGATATCGCCAACACGTGCGGCATCAGCTATGAGGCCGTGAGGCAATGGTTTGCCGGCGACACTGAAAACATCAGAAATGAAAATTTGACCGCTCTGGCCGAGGGCTATGACACGACGGTGGACTGGCTTCTATCTGGTTCAGGAGAGCCACCTAGACGAAAAGCAACGAGCAGTGCGGCAGAGAAGTTCCTTCAAATGTTGCAAGGCAAAAAGCTTCGTCCCGATCAGCAGCAGCGCTTGGAGCAGGCAGTGCTAGACACTCTGGATGATCAGCCCGTGGTGGAGGCCGCAGACAATGTGATCATCGCCGACTTCTCCCGCAAGCCACTGGTGGGCGATGAGATTCGCATCGCTCATTACGATGTTCAGGGGGCGATGGGCAATGGAAAGGTTGTTCAAGATTTCCCAGAGATGTTCCGCGATGTCACGGTCAGCCAGCAGCATCTGCGCGAACTTGGCGTTAAGTACAAGGATCCATCACATCTGAAGATAATCACTGGCGACGGACAGTCGATGGCCCCGACCATCCAGAACCTAGATCCGCTAATCGTCGATGCCAGCATTCGCGAGTTCACCGGCGACGGTATCTACGCGTTCACCTGGCAGGGACTCTTCTATATCAAGCGCCTACAGTTGAAAGGGTCAGACCACTTCAAGATGATCTCGGACAATACAAGCCACCCTCCAGAGGATATTCGAGTGGATGAAACCTACATTCAGGCCAGAGTGTTGCTGGTCTGGAACGCGAAAAGGCTGTGATGGGCAGAGGCACCGCATCATAGGCAAGGTCATCTGGCGGGGTGGGGATCTGTAGCTATGGGCGGGTCATGTATCTGATGGCTGAGCAGGCCGCCAAATTTTCATTATTAATCAAGGAGTTATATGTGAAAAGAAGGTCTTTGCCGGCCACCCCAAAGCAATTCGCTCTAGATCTGGGTATCGAGGTTCAGCGCGATGTCAATGGCGTGGAAATGGGTATTCTGGAGAACGGTATTCCATTCCTAACCCAGCGCGGCCTTGCGCTCGTCACTGGGGCTCCGCGAAGCGCTATTCAGGAGATCACTCAGGAATGGGAAGAACACTACGATGACGATATCCTGTCGAAAGACAGAATATCGTTCATCAAGCAGTATTTGTTCGATCGCGGCTACACCGACCGCAAGCTTTTCATCGAGACCACGAGGGACGGAAGTCCTCACTACGCCTACCCAGATATCGTATGCATGGCGATACTGGAGTACTACGCATTCGAGACCAGAAGCCCAGGAAGGCAGGCCATCGATAGCTATCGACGCTTCGCTGAGTTTGGCCTGCAGCGATACATCTACGAATCTCTCAACTACACACCCGGCGACAGGTGGCAGTATCATCACGAGCGTGTATCCCTGCTGGCCAATAGTTCGCCGGATGGTTATTTCATCGTCTTCCACGAGATTACCGGCTTGATTGTCGACCTGATCACGGCTGATCTAACCGTTAATCACAAGACTATTCCGGACATCAGCGTTGGCCAGATGTGGGCGAAGCACTGGCAGGAAAACAACTTGGCGGCACAGCATGGCGAGCGAATTTCGTGGAAACACAATTTCCCGCCGCGCTATCCGCAAGCGCAAAGCAACCCACAGGAAGCTAAGGCTTATCCGAACGCTGCGCTTGCTGAATTCCGAAGGTGGTTCAGGAATGATTACTTGGTGACCAAGTTCCCAGCGTACATCCTGAAGAAAGCTCACCTACTTCAGGGTGGAAAAGAAGAAGCTCTTCATATCGGCTCTATGTACACTCCCAGACAGATTCAGTGACACGAAGCCCTGCACTACGGGCTTTTGGTCCCTGCCCGCCTTTGACAGATTCCCTCCGCCGGCCAGGGATGACAGCAGCTCGGCAACAGGCCGCGCCTCGACTCCAGCGCGGCCTTTTCACATCAGCCGCGCATTTGTTACATTGAGGCGTCCTTGAAGGCACAACACCGAAAGGACTAGGCCGCGCCGGAACCTTCCCCGGCGCGGCCTTTTCGTTCCTCCCTGCCCTTCCCTCCCTGCTCTGCACTGAACTGACGACAGCCATGCCCAGGCGCTGAACTCGCCCCAGCGCGGCCCCTCCCGCCTGACACCGAATCCTGAGCCTACCTGAGCAGGTCCGCGCCCGCGTGATGGCGACGAGCCAGGGTGGTAGGATGGCGGTTCAATTCACAGGGAGGTACCTATGAAGTCAGCAGTCATCCTTGCAGTTATCCTCGCATCAGGTTCGGCCTTTGCCGCAAAGCCATCCGCAAAGGCATGGACCCATGAGCCATCAAGTTTCCTTGGTCTGACCTTCGAAAGTAGCAGCATCATGGCGCTCCCTCAGTGCGCGCCAGGCGTGATTGGTTTCCAGCAGACACAGCTTTGCCGGGAAAAACCATATGGCAATATCTACACGATTGAGGGAAAGCCCTCGATCGGTCTTCGGTACAACTATCACCTTTCCGCCAAGCTGAACCAAGGCCAGGTGGAATACTTCATGCTTACGGGTAATACCGATGATTTCGATAAAGTGACCGAGCTTTTCACCGAGAAATACGGAAAGCCCACATCCCGCACCGCACCATCAGTGAAAACCAAGGCCGGGGCATCCTTCACCAACGACACTCTGGTATGGGATGGTGCGCGCGTCAGCATTACGCTTGAGCGATTCTCGACAGACATAAATACCTTCGGCGCAATAGTGCTCAACAAGCCGGCCGCAGAGGCCAACTCTCGGGCCGCCGCTGAAAAAACCAAGAGTGATGCCTCCAAGCTCTAGCCTCCCCTGACCGTGATCGCACAGCCCGCCTAGCGCGGGCTTTTTCATGGAGTCAGAATGGGGCCTCATCCTCTCTCATGATCTCCTCCACAGGCTCAACCTCGGGATAGATAGCTTGATGCTCACTCTCGTTCCGAAGCGCCCACCGCAGGGTCACTGAGCCGTCATCGTTGAAAATCAGCTCAACCCCATCCTCCTCCGCGATCAGTTCCATCACGGCCTCCCACGCCTCGTCCGTATCAGTATCTAGCCGGTGAACAGTCACCGCGCGTTCTAGCTGCGCCTTCGGCGCATTGATCATTGCCGACACCCTCAGTCCTAGGCGATCCGCAGCCGTGATCTCCTGCCGGGGTTGCTGCGCTTTCTTCTGCTTGGCCATAAGCCCCTCCTTGCACTGTTCATTCATACAGTATTAAAAATAATCACAAGGCTGCTTGCATTATAAAAACAAGCATGCTTTTATAAATGCAAGCCGGATTGTAAACAGCACAAGCAATACAGCGAAGGCGTAACACCGCTGGCACAGGCCACCGAGCCGACCGCTCTTTCGACAATTTGGGAACCCTCTGCTGCGCCAACGTCGCGAGACGCTGGGAGAGGCAAAAGACGCAGCCCGAGCTGGGCCGGACAGTCCAGCCGTGCAAGCCCATGCGTTGCACGCGACGTCGCTCAAGTCACCTGCCAATAGACCAAAGAAGCGAACGCAGGAGTGGGAACGAACCCCGACAAGGAGAAGCGACCGAGATGACACCGATAGGAGGAAACAGCCAATGCAGTACTAAGCCCAGCCGATGTTCGGGTCGGCAATCCGCGCGTACGTGCCCTACTCAACGGGCCGCCGGGCTGCACTCAAGCGCGGAGTAACACTGATACCCCATGACCAGCGCTGTATGCCGATTGAAGGCGTTGCGAGGGAAGCCCAAGGCCAAACACATCGAGTCCGAGCTGCTATCGGCAGTGGTGAGGACACACCACCCGCGAGTTGTAGAAGCCCAGTTAGGCGAACGCGGGAGAAACACCGATTTCTCAGATGCCCTTCGCAAGAGGGGCATCGAAGAAGTCAACACGCCCTGGAGGGCAAGACGGGAAATCAAACGAGGGAAACAGCAATGAGCCAGATCTCAATAGTAGGCTACGAAAGCGACTGCAATTGCGAGCACTGTGGGCGCGCCCTGAGGCACGGAATCCGTCTTAGCGACGGCAGGCTTGTGGGCGCCACCTGCCTCGACAAAAAGCTGACCAAGCCGCGCTTGCATCAGGGCAAGTCCTTTCGCTTCGGTGCTGAACACATCATCAAGATTGCAAAGGTTGTTCAGTTCTACTCGCCGGGCAACTGGGCGCGCTTTGGCGTTTCCGCATCGAGCACGACGTTTGAGGGGGTCGCATGAAGATCAGACCAAAGGCTGCGCCCGCAAGCCTGAAAGCAGACGGGCGCGAATACTCGCGCCTAGTTCTTGCGGCATTCAACTGGATCAACGAAGACGATGAAGCCGAGCGGCTCGTAGAGCTGAATAGCAGGAAACGCGAAGTGAATGAGAACGCAAAGAAGCGGTTTTGAGATTTCCTCAGTCGCCCTTCGCAAGAGGGGCATCGAAGAAGTCAACGCCCTGGAGGAGCAGAAAATGAATGAAAAATCCTCAAATGCTGTACGCCAGGCACTTCGGATCCTCCGCAAGGAGGAAGACGATCGCGAGGCGCTCATTTCGTACCACGAAACGGTTGGAATGCTGCGCGGCCTGTACTACGGCGGTGAGGTCGATTCGATGGAGCTAGTTGCGCTCACGCAACTCGCAGGAAGCGCATACATCAACGCTGGGAAACCCTGGTAAGGAGACTGAAATGGCTCAATTCAATGTCGATGCGCACCTGAGCAACGGCAAACGCCTGGATTGGATTGCTCTGCCGGAATGCAACGAGACACCGGATGACGTGCTGATCAAGGTACGCCAGGCCGCAATGAAGAAGTTCGGCGACCTCATCTGGTTCAACCACTGGGACCACGTTGTTGCCAGCAACGGCTACATCACCGTGAGGATGCACGCGTGATATCCCAGTTCTTCAAGCCGATGCAGGGCTGCCGCATCTTCGCCAGTGAGCAGCACATGACCAAGCCAGCCGGCGAGCTTATCGGTTGGTGCGAGAAAGTCGACGGGAATATCTGCATTTTCAAGCCGCCATGTTCGCATGAGCTTGACCGATTCATCTGGAGGCACAAGGACGGTTTAAACCCTTGGTATCTCTACTCAGCATAAACCCATGAATAAACGATTTCTCAGATGCCCTTCGCAAGAGGGGCATCGAGGAAGTCAACACGCCCTGGAGGGCAAGACGATGAAGACCGTAGTTTTTAGCGACACCCTCAAAAAACTGTCGGTTGGGCAAAAGGTGTACGCACAAGGTGGAGGCCACGGCGTCATCAGCGAAATCCGCGAGAACTGCGCATTCCCGGTGTTCGTCACCTTGAACAGCGGACGCAAGGACGCCTTCACGGTTGCTGAAATTTTCCCTGCCTAACCACCACGCCCCGGTTCGCCGGGGCATCAACGAACACCGCCTCCGGGCAAGAGAGGAATCCATGCCAACCCTTTTTGAGTTCGCTGCAATGTGGGGAATTCTGCTTCTGACGATGTTTTTGCCGATCCGTTTGAAGCGTCGCCCTATTCAACCGCAAGACGCCTGACAGGAGGAGGACAGAATGAGCAAGCTCATTGGCTGGAGGGCGGAGAACTACCTGTGGGTGCCGATATTTGAAGGAGATCCTAATACGAAGCTTCAAGGCGTCGGGCCTGAGTGGATGCAATCGGCTGACGCGTTCATTGAACGGCTCAACTCTGCCGGCTGGCGTGCTCATGCAGATTCACAGCATGACGGCGCTAGAGCCATGTTCAACGAACTCAAGGCCACCGCCTAACCGCGCCCTGGCGCATACACACACTGGAGGCAAGATATGGCAGCTGGTGACTACTACTCGTGCGACGTCTGCGGGGGGAAATGCTTCTACGACGCGAACCTGAACTACGAGTGGCCAGATAAGAACGGCAACGACTCGTGGGGCTACCACATCCCTGCTGACGAGATGATGCTCGGTACGAATTGCAAGCTCGACTACTGCGGCGACATCGCTGCTATCTGTCGGGACTGCCTGGCGACACACGAGATTGTTGTGCGAGAGAAGAGCAGCGCCTGACTTCCCCGGCAAGGACGCCACCCTTCAATGGGGATGAGTAAGCGGGCCTGCCAAGGCGGGCGTACGAATAGCGGCGAGCTGTTGTCCTCTCCACCAATGGTGACGCCACTGTTGACGTTTTGCACCGCTTGCCTGGCTGGCATCCAGGCCATCCCCACCCCAATGTCATCAACTTTGGAAATTATCCATAAATATCATATAATTAGCGCTCAAATCAGTGCATGGGAGAAGCCCTTTTGACTACCTATACCGCATCGCTTGACACCGCCAGCCAAACCCTGGCTTGAAAATTGTACAAAAAATAACCAGCCCGCTCGATTGTCCCGCCTTCATCGCCGCCCACCGCCAGAATCCTCAAGACTTTACCCGCCGACGCCAGCTCACCTTCAAGAACCTCGTCCTGTTCCTGCTCAATCAGCCGCGCACGGCCCTGCAAACCGAACTCGATCAGTTCTATCGCGTACTCAATCAGGCGTCGACTGAGACGCAAATGGTCACTGCGCAGGCCTTCTGCAAAGCGCGCAAAAAGCTCAACCCCGAGGTATTTGAAAGTCTCAATCGCCTCCTGCAGCAACAAATTGACTGCTGCGGGCTGCGCCAGAAGTGGCGTGGGCTGAGAGTGCTCGCGGTGGATGGCTCGACCGTGCATTTACCCCTGGAGTCGACCATGGCGACCTTCTTTGGCAGTCACTCTGGCTTTCCCATGGCTCGCTTGTCCACACTCTACGAAGTCGCTGACGGTCAAACCTTGCATAGCCTGATCGTGCCCCTGACCGTCGGCGAGCGCGACTGTGCCCATCTGCACCTTGAGCACCTGCCGGCTGACAGCCTGACGCTGTTTGACCGTGGTTACCCTGGGCACTGGTTATTCGCGCTATTCGCGCAGCAACAGCGGCACTTTCTGATGCGCCTGCCCTGTGGCTATAACGCCCAGGTCAAAGCGTTTCTACACTCTGGCCAAGTTGAAGACACACAGCTTTTCGTGGCCAACCATCCTGAAGCACGTCTGTTCTGCTCCGAGGCTGGCGTTGATCCTGCCAGCCAGATCGAGCTGAGACTGATCCGGGTCGAGTTGGCCAACGGCGAAAGCGAGGTATTGCTGACCTCGCTGCTGGATCGAGAAGCCTTTCCCGCTGAGGTGTTTGCCGAGCTTTACCACCGCCGCTGGGGCATCGAAACCGATTTCCGTCGCCTCAAACAAACCCTGACGCTGGACAACTTCAGCGGCCGCAGCGTGACCGCTGTAAAGCAGGACTTTCATGCCGCTCAACTGTTGAAGAACCTGGCGCTGTTGATGCAGCACCTGCTACAGCCGGTCATCGAACAGCGCCACAAAGGTCGCAAGCTGCGATGGAAAGTCAACTTCACCCAAGGCGTGTCACGGCTCAAAAATACCCTGGTCGAGCTGCTGGTGCGGCACTGTGCTCAGGGGCTGAGCAATGTGCTGGCCTTGATGGCTAAAAGCCTCAGTGCCGTACGCTCAGGCCGTAGCTTTGCGCGCCAACGCAAACGCGCAGCCAGCCGAGGTTGTGAGGGCTACAAACCGACGCGCTGAAGAAACACCACCGCCCAACCTCCGTGCAAAAAAAGCTGGCCACAAGCGGTCGGCATAGGCTCGTCCGGAGGACGAGAAATCTCGCCTAGACAGCCGGAACAGACGATGATCACATCACCGCCAGCCCAGCTAGACCGCCTGATTGAGCGGCAGAGGCCTGGTCATCGCCCGACGGCCATGGCGGCTGGCTGCTTCGGGGGGCTTGCCTTGGGCAGGGCTGCAGCTTAGGTTGATGACATTGATCCCCACCCTACCCCTCATTAGCCCGGCAAGTCCGGGCATTTTTTCGCCTGTATGACGACAGCGATTCGGAACGCTGCCGCATGCACGCGAACGCGAGGTGAGACATGAAAATTGAATTCCGTCCGCACGTAGAAGTTGGCAGTAACGGATCAAAGTCATATAGCGAAGTTTTCCCGTTTGTGAACGGGCAGCCTGCTAATCAGATTGCAAGTTGTGGGTACTGCACTCTTAACCGGGATGAAAGTGAATGGTGTGATGGCTGGGTGGATGACAAAGAGAACGCCCCTTTCTTCTGTGGTCCTATTTGCACGAAGTTCGACCCGACCAGTGAAGCTGTTGATCTGATCGAAGCGATGGAGATTTAGCCATGAACACTGCATTGAAATACGCACAGGAACGCTGGGACAACGCGCTACCGCCCGACTATGACGGCGACCGCGAGTATGTCACTAAGCAAGTCGGCAAGCTTCTGAACTGCGAGGACGGTGATTGCGTGCCGTTCCATGATCGGAAAGAAAGGCCCTTTATCGGCCCTGAGTTTACGGTCTACGGATTCGCCGGATTCGTCCCTGAGTGGCTAGCGGAAGTCGACAGCAAAGAGTGCCCGATGACTCAGCTACTCCTAGCCGTCCGCCGAGGCGACCTGGAACTGGCCCAACGCATCTGGTTCCGCGCATTCGAATCCACGCTTATCGAGAACGCTGAGAAGCTGGTTAGGGAGAGACGAGTATGAGCATTGACTGGAGCAAGGCACCGGAGGGATGTATCGGAGCATTCGCCCGTATCATAAGTAAAACTGCATTCTTTGTATTTTCTAAGCGTCCATCTGACTATATGAGCAGAGAAGGATACGAGGGAGAAGGCGAGGATGGTCCCTATCACGTGTTCTCTGAGTATTGGGAATGGATAGATAAACCATGGGACGGCCAGGGCCTGCCGCCGATTGGGACGGTGTGTGAGTTACAGCAGGAAATGAAGCGGATTTTTTCTTACGACCCAGAAACCGGATGCTTGAGGTGGAAAGAGAATCAGCAAAAGCGATTCATAGGGCGCGTGGCTGGTTTCATCACCCATCACGGCTACCGTCGCGTAAACGTCGGCAAGACTAAGCTGCATGCTCATCAGATCATTTGGCTGATGCATCATGGTGAACTGCCAGATTGCGAGATTGACCACATCAACGGCATGCGTGACGACAACAGGTTAGAAAATCTGCGACTAGCCAACCAACAGCAAAACCAGCAGAACTCAAACGTTCGCATAGACAACGTTCTTGGGGTAAAGGGTGTTCGGCTTCGTCCTTCCGGAAATTACCAAGCGCGCGTCAAGCTTAGTGACGGTTCTCGCGCAGTTAAAACCTTCCGCACTTTGACAGAAGCTGTTAGCTGGTTGGCCATGCAGCGGGAAATATCGCACGGCGAGTATGCGAACACCCCCGAGCAGATCGCCGCCGAGGAGCGGGAGAAGGCAGTCGGTGATATGGCTATGTCAATTCAAGGAGTTCCATATCAGTACCCTACGCTTTACGCACTCTATGACGCCGGCTACCGCCGCCAGGAGTCATCCACATGACAATCACCATCGACCTGACCAAGGCCGCCAAGACAACGTTCTTCGCGGCCTTTTTCTTGGGCAGCATCCTGGCCTTTGCCGTGGCGTTTGTTGAGGTTGCGGGGCTATGAGGAGGACAGATGAATGAGTTATCACTCTTCACTGGCGACGGGGGCGGACTGCTCGCATCAATGCTGCTCGGCATCCGGTGCATCGGCGCTGTTGAGTACAGAGCACACTCAAGAAGGGTGCTCACTCAGCGTCAGAGAGACGGAGCAGTCCCACACTTCCCAATCTTCAGTGACATCCGAACGTTTGATGGAAGACCCTACCGCGGAAGAGCTGGACTCGTATCTGGAGGATTTCCCTGCCAGAAGTACAGCACTGCCCCTTCTGGACGAAACAACGCTGAAGACCTTTGGCCGGAGATGCGGAGAGTCGTGGCAGATGTTGCTCCCTGGTACGTCTTCGCCGAAAACGTTTCGGAAGTCGCAATCGAATATGCCGCAGAAGACTGTCGGGCTATGGGTTACCGCACCCAAGCCATTTCCCTTGGAGCGTCTGACCTGGGTGGTGACCACATTCGGGAAAGACATTGGCTACTTGCATACGCCGACGACAAAAGCAAACTACGCCGCGCAATCAATGCAGAAATGGCCTTCAGCTCGGGCTTTCGTCATGGCGTTTGGCAGGCCAAGCCCGGAGAACCAAGAGTGGCTAATGGGATGGCCAGAAGGATGGAGCGATTCAAGTCCACTGGAAATGGCCAAATTCCAATCGTGGCTGCGACAGCACTGGTGCTTCTTGCGCTCGCATAAGGAGGCAGCATGAGAACTCGTCGAACATCAATCTGGCTAGGAAGCCTCTTCGGCGGCCTGCTGTACCTCTTCATCCTGGCAGCCGGCCCGATCTGGGGCGGAATCATCACCGCAGAATCTACGCACCTGTCCGCAGCAGGCCGGTAATCCGGATAACTGCGGCTTCCCCAGCGGGCGGTGGGCGGCATGAAGAAAACACCCGCAGCAGCGGCTTCTAGCGCAACGCTATTCATCCCGCGGGGGTGACGCTGCCGAGTGGCGCCGTAAGCGCCTTTTCCCTTCTACCTGGAGAACGATATGAGCAAGCACACAATCGGTGCTCTGCGCGTTTTTTCTGGAAAATGCTGCCTTTGCGATGTCGGCATCCCAGTTAAAGCAAAAAGCACCTGGGGCGATCCAGTCGAAATCCACACGGGCGACATAGTGATCGTCTGGCACGGCGATTATCTTGGCACCGACCTTGAAACGTGGACCCCGACCGATGGCTTAACCGCCGTTGTGTCCCATGACTACCAGAGCTTTTCAGACGGGACTGTACAGCTAAGAGATACGTCTGAAGATGCCTTCGCGATGGGAATCAAAGACTGCGGCTTTCTTCATCCGCAGTGGCGGGTTCAAGTTGTGAAGAAATACTCGGATGTCATCCCCGGAGAACACTGGACGCAGTACGGCTTCTCTTACGCATTCAGCGAAGCTGCGGACCACGCCATCGCTCAAGCAACCGCCTAACCACCTTCACTGGCTGCGCATGCGCGGCCTACTCCTGATACCGAGGTACAACCGATGAGCAACGCAGTTGCACAGCGGCAGGAAAGTGCTGCCGTCATCCAAGCCAACGAAGCAACGACAGTGCTTCAGGTAATCCAGAAAGCTGCATCCGACCCATCCTGCGATATCGAGAAGCTCGAGCGCCTGATGGCCATGCACGAGCGTATGCAAGCCAAGCAGGCCGAACAGCAATACGCTGATGCCATGGCGGCCATGCAGCAGGAACTGCCCGCCATCGGCGAGCGGGGAAACGCAGCAGGTCGATACACCTACGCCCTCTGGGAAGACATCAACGAGAAGCTCAAGCCGATCCTGGCGAAGCACGGCTTCTCCATCAGCTTCCGCATGCCGCGCTGCGACAAAGGAATCGAGGTGGAGGGAGTTCTGACTCATCGCGCAGGACACAGTGAGCGCACAACGATCGTTCTGCCGGCAGACACCAGCGGCAACAAGAACGCCGTCCAGGCTGTTGCCAGTTCCGTCAGCTACGGAAAGCGTTATACCGCGGGCGCCCTGCTGAACTTCACCACGCACGGTGAGGACGACGATGCGTTCACTGCCGCAGCAGCGGAGAACGACTATGAGCGCCTCGTAAAGCAATACCAGGCGAGCGTGGACGCCATCAAGCTGGGGATCATGGAGGGCGACTACAGCACTGCCGCTGAAGAGTGGTTCACCCTGGACGAAGAAACCAAAACCAAGCTGTGGAAGGCGCCCAGCAAAGGCGGATGCTTCACCACGAAAGAACGAGAAATCATGAAGTCCAGCGAGTTCCGCAAGGCTTACTACGGAGAAACTGAAGCATGAGCGTGAAATACGACGTCGTGGCCAGCGTTGGCCAGTACGAGAAGGACGGCCAGGTCAAGTACCTGAACCGCAAGGTCGGCGTGATCGTCAGCACGCAGAAAGGGTACCGGCTGAAACTCGATGCCTGCTTCAACCCGGCAGGTTGCCCGCAACGATCAGACGATGGCGGAGTCTGGCTTGCGCTGTTCGAGCCGAAGAAGGATCAGCCTCAACAACAGCAGAGCGCGCCTCGACAAGCTCAGGCTAACGACAGCTTCGACGACGATATCCCGTTCTAAATCAACAAGTTACGCGAAATTAAAGGCCCTATTGAGGGCCTTTTATTTTGCCCGGAGAAAGCCATGAACACCGATCTTGCACCCGTTGAAATCTATATCCCGGCAGATGCTTGGCTGAAGCCGGTAGCAGTTCCGCACAGCATGACGCATGAGGATATCGACCGAATGGTTTCGGAGTTCATGTCGTCGGGAGGGGCCATTAAGGAAATCCCGGTAGGAGTATCCGGAGACTCGGCTCCAGCAATGTTCAACGGACGTATCCGTTCTATGGGCAAGCAAACCGCCCAGGAGATCAAGGACGAACCATTTGTTGCTGCTCTTGATGTCCTGCTCGATTGCTGCCCGGACCGCAAGGGGGCCGCCGACGCGCTTGGTATCCGGGATTACGTGCTTCAGCGCCTCCTTTCGAACTACTTCGGGCGAGACAAACGGGCGGACAAGATCCGTGCACCGGAGCGAAAAGACTGCCGCCAACGATTCAAGGTCATCCGAGACGAGCAGTGGAAGCTAGACCACGGGCAGATCGCAAAGATCGACGGCGTGATGGTCAAGCGCTGCTCAGCCTGTCGTGAGACGAAACCAGTTACTGAGTATCACGCGAAAAAGGACTCGCACGCTGGAATCTGCACCCGATGCAAGGCATGCGTCGCCATCGAGAAGGCTTCCAAGAAGCATGGGACGCAAGATGAAAAAGCAGCGGCTTGAGTTCCCCGAATCGACAGACGAATACCGCGAGGGCGTCGAAGCACGCGACCGCGGCGAACGTCTACAGGCCTGCCCCTACGGACTGCACATGCTCTATGAGCGTTCGTTATGGCTCGCAGGACACCACGACAGAGACATGGGCATAGCCCCGAGGGTAGCAGCATGAGCATGCACGAACACGGCTGTTTCGCCGACAGCTACCAGGTCCGACATATCAACGCGCAGTGCGTCGTCGGAAAGATCTTCCGGCACAAGCCAACTAATCGCAGATACATCGCTGTTCTCGAAGCCGGCGGATCAGTTGAGCTTCAAGAAGCCAGCGGGCACAGCACGTACACATCAATCGATGCGCTCGGCAATGCCGAGGTGTGGGAGGCAGTGAAATGAGCGAACTGAACAAGGAATCGGTAGAGCAGGCAGGCGGGGATGAGCGCGCTGCGTTTGAGGCTGCTTTTGCTGCAATGGGTAGGCCGGTATGTCGTGCTGATTACGACCAGGACGCCTACGGAACCCCATTCGATGACGGCGGATGGACTGGCTGGCAAGCCCGCGCCGCCCTGGCGCAACCCTCCCCGAAGTGCGCGACATGCAATGACTCCGGCCAGATCGTCGTCAGCGGCCCCCACTACCAGGGCGAGTTCCAACCCCCCGAATATGAAACCGAGCCGTGCGATATGTGCGCACAACCCTCCCCAGCGCAGGCGGAGCAGGCAGAGGCGGAGCGGCCGGAGGTGGTGGCTCGCGTCGTGCATTCGAATCCTGTCGTCCTCGGCCAGTGCGGTCCGCTCAATGCAAACGATGAACTGATGACTGTCGCGCAGCATGCAGCCAGCGTCGCCCGTTGGGCAGAAATGTTCAATCGTGTGGAGCAACAGCGCGACGCCGCCATGGCCAGGGTCGCGGAGCTTGAAGCCCACTGCGTCCGTCTCGGCCAAGGCGGAGCAGAACGCTACTGGGAAAACCGTTGGCGAGACGCCGATGCGCGATTGCAGGAACTGGAGAAGCAGGAGCCGGTGGCGACCGTTGCGAAGGTGCCGGGTGAAGACTGGAACAGCCTTGATTTCCATCGCGACCTGCAAGACATGCAGCCGGGCACGAAGCTCTACACAGCCCCTGTAGCCCAGGCTCAGCACAGCGTGCCGGATGGCACATCCGACCTGTGCCGCTTCCTGGCCAAGCTCTATTGCGAGCTGGACGGCCTGCGCTACTCGACAGCGAAACTGCCTGCTGAACAGATCGCCGATGCCCTAATCTTCAAGTGGCCTGTCCTCCAAGGCGCGCGGAACCAACTGAACATCAAGCGCATCAGCGAGCAGCCATACGACGAGTCGAAGCTGCATTCTGCCATCGCTGCCATGCTCGCCGCCGCGCCCGGCAAGGAGGTAGGTCATGAGTAAGGTGAAGCGCTTGAATTTCACCGTGTCCCAGTTCGAGAGCGTTGTTCCGTATGCGTCAGAGCATGGCCAGTACGTCAGATATGCCGACTACGCCAAGCTAGAAGCCGAGGCCCAGGCGCTAAGGGAGGAAGTCGCAGCACTGCGCAGGGACAAGGCGAGGCTCGACGCGATCGAGGATAACTGCTGGGACGTGCGCCACGGCAGCAGCTCAAATGCCCACGCCGGCGACAGCAGCATCGGTATCGAGATCGTTGGGTACTATCAGGGTGCACCGCACATCCGGGTTGTTGGCGAGAGCTATACCGAGAACCTGCGCGCCGCAATCGATCAGGCTATGACCGCCGAAGCCTACCCGCCAGAGAGGCCAGAATACGACGATCACGGGAGACCACTGCGCGCCCTGCTGAGCGAGCAAGAGTAACCCTCTGATTTCCCTCCGATGCCGGGATTCCGGCATCGACTCCCAACAACGAAACCAACGCATCCGACCCCGGAGGAACAACCGTGGACAACGACAACGAAACCATATTGGCAGTGATAGTCATCGTTCTCTTCGTCCTGGGAATCTTCCGGGTCGTCGGGGATATGCAGGAACTCTACAGGCAGACCGAGTTGAAAGGACAGGAGTTGAGCAGATGGAGCAAGCAATGAACAGGCGGGAGGTGACATTCCTCTCCGCCGTGGATGCCAGCAAGGTCGAGATACCGAGCAACGTGATCAGCATCGGCAGCAAGGGCGATTGGTATGCCTTTGCCTGCGATCACAAACGCGTTCTCCGGGTGGAGTTTGATGACGTCGACGGGTACTTGGGAAGCGATGGCTTTCTGGTATTCAGCCACATTGACGCCAAGCAGATCCACGACTTCGTGAACGAGTGCGGCGATGAGCCGATCATCGTCCACTGCCAAGCAGGCATGAGCCGATCCGCCGCAGTCGCTAAGTTCCTGGCCGACAAGCGCGGTTACACCCTGAACCTGTCGAAGCCTTGCCTAGGCACCACGCAATTCTACAACCGACATGTCTACGGAACGTTGAATCTCAACGATGCCGAAAGCATGAGCGCCTATTACGCCGAGATGGAGTTGGCCGACCGGCTTCGTGGCCACCCAAAGGAGTCCTGACCGTGCCTGACATGAGAGAAGAGTTTGAAGCGTGGGTATCAGGCAGAAAAGTCTGCACTCGTTACGGCGCGAAGTTGAACACCAACCCCGACGGCATGTACTCCGACTACCGGATAAACGATAGATGGTTGGCCTGGAAAGCCAGCCGCGCGGCTCTGAGGGTGGAGTTGCCGGACGACGGCATTGAGGACTGTCAACGTGACTGGCAGAACTCCTGCCGTGACAACTTCGATACCGGCTACTGCTATGCGACTGACCGGATCACTCAAGCCCTCCAGCAAGCCGGAATCGAGGTGAAGGAAAATGGATGAGCCACTTTTCAACGAACTGCTGGAAAGCGTGAAGCAGGCGGACCAGATCATGACCGACCACGCAGAGCTGCGGAGGCTGGCTAAGGCGGCAACGCCTGGGCCTTGGCGTGTTCAAACCGGGTGCAGTTGGCGCCGCATCGGAACCGACAGCGGTGATGGAGATGTACTTCGTCCATGCACGCACCCGCATGATGGCTGGCCTGACATAGTAGCGCCCGCAGAGAATTTGAAATACATCGCATCCGCCAACCCCAAAGCCCTCCTCGCCCTGCTGGACGAGATCGACGGGCTCAAGGCGGAGAACGAGGCGCTGCGGGGAGCGCTACAGGCCGTAGTGGATGATCCAACCTGGCGCAGCAACGACAACACCCTGTGGCCGAAGATCATCAAGGCCTTGGGGAAAGGAGCAACGCAATGAACGACCGCACACTACTCGAACTGGCGGCGCGGGCGGCGTGTGAGCGCTGGATTACCGACCAGAAACTATGCCAAGGCAGCGATATTTCGCTGTTCAGGCTGGAGCGTAATGGTGAGCTTGTGTCTCTGCACGCCCTTCTGTGCGAGGCATACCAGGCTGGGCAAGTCCGCGCCGCCGCCGAGATCGGCAAGTCTATGGGAGGTGGGGAATGAGCGAAATGCGGGAGGTATTCGAGAAACGAATGACCGGCATATTCGACCTGTCCGCCCACGTGGACAGCCAGGGAAACATCCGATATTCGGACAGCCACACACAGGCCGCTTGGGATGGATGTCAATTGGTGGTGGATTTATTCGAGCCGGCGCCATCAGCCGAGGCAAGGATGGACCTCGACTACATCGGAAGGCTTCATGCTCTGGAGAAGCTGAGACTACGCATCGCCGCTCACATGTTCATCAGGGAGAATGGAGAGCTGCTCGGATATGGCGTAACAGTCCCTGAGATGCGTGAGTTCCGGGAACTCCTTATCCCGTTCAACGGCGAAATCAAGATCAAGTAACCCAGCCGAGCCCACTAGGGCCTCTTCCTGAGGCCCGCCCGGCTGGGCGTTCAAATCCTACCAGAAGGCCTGACCGAGCAGTTAACCCCCATATTGCCCGATTCGGGCGCCCTGCCCGGCCAAGCCTCCACGAATTCTACCCGCCAACCCGATGCCGTTGATCGGCCAAGGTCTCGCTATGTCTTTGATTTCAGTTGAGGCGGCCGCCGGCATTCTCGGCGTGAGCCGCAGGACCGCGTACCGCTACGCGGACGAAAAGCTGATCCCGGTGGTCAGGTTCAAAAAGACCATCCGGGTCCACAAGGAAAAGCTCGAACAGATGCTTGAAGAGGAAGCCGCTGCTAGCATGCGCGACGCGGTCGGCGTACCGGAGGAAGTATGCCGTACAAGAGAAACGACTCCGCCTACTGGTGGATCTCTTTCAAATCAGCAACAGGAAAGCTTGTTAGACGCTCTTCTGGAACTGCCGACTACTCGGCGGCGAAAGCACTAGAGCAACAGGAGCGCGCGAAAGCGTGGAAGGAAAAGGAAATGGGCGTGAATCCGCCCAGGACCTTTGAGGAGGTGATCATTCCGTACCTGCAGCACGCTCGCCAGCATCAGCGCAGCTACGAAACGACCGTGCACCGCATAAAGCCGCTGCGCGAGTATTTTGCCGGACGCGTGGTCAACGATCTAGGGGGCCAGGACATCCGGGGATACGGTTCGCACAGATTGGATGCGGGCGCATCCCCGGCAACCATCAACCGAGAACTCGCCGCCCTCTCCGCGGCGATCAACCACTGCAACACAGAACTGGAGTGGGCCCTCCCGAATCCCGTTAAGGGACGGAAGATGCGCGAGGCAGAGGGGCGTGATCGTTGGCTGACAAGGGCAGAGGTCGAGGCCCTGTGCCGAGCCGCGCGCGGGCAGAAGTTTGGCCCGATGCTGGAGGACTTTATCCGCCTGGCCGTCAACACAGGGTGCCGGCGGGAGGAAATGCTTGGCCTGGAGTGGCGCAGGGTCGATTTCGCAAATCGACTGATCTACTTGGAGGCATCCCACACGAAGGCAGGCAAGCGCCGGAGCATCCCGATCAACGAAGGGGCGATGGCAGCACTAAAGCGACGAATGGCATTCAGGTCCGAGACCAGCCCGGAATGCCCCTGGGTCTTTGCGCGCGCTAACGGTGATCGAGTGATATCGCTTTCGGCCGGCTTCAAGCAGGCCTGCCAGGCAGCGAAGATTGCGGACTTTACGATTCACGACCTGCGCCACACCTGCGCGGCATGGCTGGTCAGCGCCGGCGTTCCGCTGGCGGATGTACGGGATCTGCTCGGACACTCGACAGTCGCGATGACTGAACGATATGCCCATCTTGCTCCGGCCAGGGTAAGGGATGCTGTTGGGGTTCTTGATCAAGTCCGTGAAAGCCGCATTTCACGTTCTGTTCACGCTGATAATCCAGCGCATCTACATGGAGGGCCGCTGAAGCTCGTAAACACTTGATTTAGAAGGTGGTGCGGACGGAGAGACTCGAACTCTCACGCCTTGCGGCGCTGGAACCTAAATCCAGTGTGTCTACCAATTCCACCACGTCCGCGGGACACTGCTTGGAAATGAAAACGCCAGGCCTCGGGCCTGGCGCTTCGGAATATGGGGTGGACGATGGGAATCGAACCCACGACACCAGGAGCCACAATCCTGTGCTCTACCAACTGAGCTACGCCCACCATATTACGACTTGCGGTAAAACATCGCCTGCTTCTTGCCGATTCGCCGAATGGCGCACCCGGCAGGACTCGAACCTGCGACCATCCGCTTAGAAGGCGGATGCTCTATCCAGCTGAGCTACGGGCGCTTTATTCATCTGCATTCAATGCTGAGCGCAAACTTTAAGCTCTGGCAATCACAAAGTCAGCAACCGACTTGCATTACCTCTTACCCTGCGTCCGGCTGTGCTCGGCAAGCGGGGCGCATGTTATACAGGGGGCGAAAGGCCGTCAACGGGTTTTTTAAAAAAATTCAGCTATATAAAGGAGTTACGGCAAATCCGCGGGTCGCCTCCTTTGCCCCGGGCGGCGTCCATGCGAAAATGCGCGTCCTTTTTCCACCCGATTCGATGGTTACCCTTCCGACATGACCGCACAACTGATCGACGGCAAAGCGATCGCCGCCAACCTTCGCCAGCAGATAGCCCAACGCGTGACCGAGCGCCGCCAGCAAGGCCTGCGCGTTCCCGGCCTGGCGGTGATCCTGGTCGGCACCGATCCGGCCTCTCAGGTCTATGTGGCGCACAAGCGCAAGGACTGCGAGGAAGTCGGCTTTCTCTCCCAGGCCTACGATCTTCCCGCCGAAACCAGCCAGGACGACCTGCTGGCCCTGATCGACCGCCTGAACGACGATCCCGCCATCGACGGCATCCTGGTCCAGCTACCCCTGCCCGCCCACCTGGACGCCTCCCTGCTGCTGGAGCGTATCCACCCGGACAAGGACGTGGACGGTTTCCATCCCTACAACATCGGCCGCCTGGCCCAGCGCATGCCCCTGCTGCGCCCCTGCACCCCGAAAGGCATCATGACCCTGCTCGCCAGCACCGGCGCCGACCTGTACGGCATGGACGCGGTCGTGGTCGGCGCCTCGAACATCGTCGGCCGGCCCATGGCTCTGGAGTTGCTGCTGGGTGGCTGCACCGTCACCGTGACCCACCGCTTCACCCGCGACCTGGCCGACCATGTGTCGCGCGCCGACCTGGTGGTGGTCGCTGCCGGCAAGCCGGGACTGGTCAAGGGCGAGTGGATCAAGGAAGGCGCCATCGTCATCGACGTCGGCATCAACCGCCAGGCCGACGGCCGCCTGGTCGGCGACGTGGAATACGAGGTGGCGGCACAACGCGCCAGCTGGATCACCCCGGTGCCGGGCGGCGTCGGGCCGATGACCCGCGCCTGCCTGCTGGAAAATACCCTGCACGCCGCCGAACACCTGCACGACTGA